TACAATGGAATCTATGTTTAGTGGCGCATCGGCATTCAATGGAGATATTAGCGGTTGGGATACCAGTAAAGTCACTACAATGGAGTCTATGTTTCAAGACGCGTCTTCGTTTGACCAACCGATTGGATTATGGGATGTGTCGAATGTAATTACAATGGAGTCTATGTTTAGTGGCGCATCGGCATTCAATGGATATATTAGCGGTTGGGATACCAGTAAAGTCACTACAATGAAATCAATGTTTCAAGGTGCGTCACTATTCAATGAAGACATTAGTGGGTGGGATATAACCAGCGTAACCAATATGAATTATATGTTTGAAGGAGCATCGTCATTTAACCAACCTATTGGACTATGGGATGTATCTAACGTCACTACTATGATTTCTATGTTTAACGGTTCATCCTTGTTCAATCAATCCTTATACAACTGGCCGATTGAGTTTACGGATGTATCCGGGTTTGTTCCGTCTTCATCTTCTATAGATGTTTCCTCTATGTTAAACAATACAGCTTCGTTACAATTTCAAATATTAACTGGTTCGGTAGACCAAGATAGAATTTATTACGCATTTTCTATTTTAGACACGGATCTTTATTCCAAAAACTTTCGACCTATTATTGAATGGGATACTATTTTAGTCAATGACATCAGTGGTTTGTTTAAAGATACTATGTTCAATCAAGATATTAGTGGATGGAATGTATCCAATGTAACCTCTATGAAGTCCGTGTTTCAGGGAGCCATAAATTTCAATCAGACCTTAGAAAAATGGCAACTATCTAAAGTAACCTCTATGAACTCTATGTTTTTAGGAGCAATTCGTTTTAATCGTCCAGTCAACAATTGGGATGTATCCAATATCATAGATGCTTCTGGTGCGTTTATGAACGCATTTAGTTTTAGTCAAGATATTTACAATTGGAAAATGATCCGTTGTATAGATTTTACAAATATGTTCAATGGTTGTGTAAGATTACAAGCATCTAATTTAACGTTAGATGTTAGTACAAACTTTGAAACAAATAATAATTTTTATATGCAATTATTAATAGATTAATATATTATATGTTTATTGTAGCAACTGCTCCCAACGGCATAAATACCACGAATATGTTTGCCAATACCAATATAAATTTTTCGGATTTAATTCTTTGGGATCCGAGTGTTCCGTGTAATAATTGTGAAGGATTAGAGCGTTTGAAAGTAACGAACGATAAACAAAATAATGGATCAAAAAAAATGTTGCAAGCCAAAATGATAAAACAACGAAAAACTATTTCTTATCAAAATACAAGCAAACAAAATGCTTATAACATAATATATTCTCATATTTTTTACGATAATGTAAATTTGATTTCAAAATATAATTCACAATACTATGTGAATTTGATACAAGTCCTTCTAAGGTCAAATAATGTCTCAGGTGATAGAAAAGAAAAAATTAGGGAATTCATTAGTCGTATAATTATATAGACCTATATATAATGAATTATAGTTGTCCAAATAAACAATATGTTCCACCTTCGAGACAATCCTCCGTATATCAAGGTGGAGTATTGATGATAAATAATAAACCATTCAGAACATTAGACTATAGTCTGTATTTGTCTCACAAAACCGGTAATTGTTCTATCATAAAAAATCATAAATATAGTTCATATCAACGATATTTATACAAACGAAGAAAACGATGAGCATTAAATATTTTATATTTATATATAATATAATGAAAACATTTGGTTCACGAGCGGAAGTATGGCACGGAAACGCAAAAAAAACATCAGGTGGTTTAACAAAAAAAAATTTAATACAAAATAAATGGGGAGAAATTGTGTCTCGAAAAAAGCATATGACAGCAAAAAAAGAAAAACGTTTAGAAAAATATGGTTATTTTGCTAAAAAGGGGGCGTTTGGGGCAATCAAGAAATCACCCAAAACAAAAAAGTCCACCAAAACAAAAAAATCACAACCGAGAACGAAGTCTGCGTAAAGACTGGATAATTTCGCGTTTGTTGTTGTTGGTATAAAAATGCTTGTTTTGTTGACTACCTATAGAAACCATTTTTTTATGATGAGTATAGGAAGAAGAATCTCTGTAGGTTTGAATGGACTCATCGCGAACGATATTTCGCACAAACATTTTACGCATAAATGCATAACTATTCTCATTATTAGAAGTCAAATCTTTGGGGTTCATTATATAGTTTACTAATATATTATTATACTTTACTGATATATTAATGTAGGCTGTTGAATAAACAAATTATCATCCATTGGTTGTATTATAAAAAAATAAATAAAATGAACCGCGCTATCCATCGTATAATATTCAAACGAAGCATGATTTATTTTATTTCCTATTTTTTTATAATAGTGGATTGTATCGATTGGGTCACGTTTATTGAAAATATCGTATTGTCCGACAAGTTCTCCTTTATATTGAATCCCAATTACACCTTGTAGTTTATTTTTTTGGATGATATATTGGAAGGAATCTATCAAAGATTTAGGCGTAGTATAAATGAGTCTACAATCTAATTCTCTTGATAATCGCGCAATATTGTCCATACCAAGAATACATTGTGGTTGTGTCCATATATTATAAATAATAATAGAATCTTTACAAATAATAGATTTCAAAAAATCATAACTAGTGATGTCTCCATATTGGAAATCAAAACAATCGTCTTTTAAATATTCAAAATCCCACGTGTAATGACGAGAAGAATACTCCGACGAAAGATTGTCTATCCAAGTCAAATGAAATGATTTTTTCTCAGATAAAAGTTTACGCATTAAATCTCTACCAAGCCAATTAGACCCTCCTACTAAAACGATTTTCATTATATGGTTTCTTTGTCTTTTTCTTTTTATATGTTTTTTTTCGCTTTTTACCTCCACACATATTACGAATAGGAACATCCACGTCGTGATTAAGTGAATGTATTGTACCTACTAACATATCCATTATACTATATTTAAATATAAAAAAGTATTTTATATAATATAATAATGAATGATAGTCAGCGTATCAAATTACAAGAAATGATAGATGTCAATGATACAATCAATCACACCGAAGAAATTAGACAATTAAATCATAGTTCGCTAATTCGAAAAGATGTTGTAAAAATTCAACAAACCAAACGCAAATTAAAAACAACCCATTACAAAACATTGGACAATGTCTTACAAAGTGAATGCTTCTTTTTATTTCAAAATTATACGTTGATTTACAATAAACTTTTGAAAAATGATTTGGATGTAACTATTTTATATACCTTCTTAGATGTATTAGAAAGTATTGAGAATGGTAATCGTGACCAACACGAAGCTTCTTATGAAATTGGAACATTATTAAAAAAAATTTATATTGATAAAAAAATAGAAGATGCACCACAAACCAACTTTATTTCTCCAGTTGAAAATATTAGTTGGAAAGAATATTATGCCAAAAAATTGATATAGATAAATAAATTTTATTTCTGTAAACATGAGAACATTGGTCATTGTAGAATCTCCATCCAAATGTAAGAAAATCGAAGAATATTTAGGACCTTCGTATAAAGTGGTGGCCAGTTGTGGACATATCACATCCTTTTCTTCTTTGGATCAACTCAATATGGAAACGTATGAAGTGAATTATAAAATAGAAAAACCGACCGTCGTAAAGATGTTAAAATCTGAAATCAAACAAGCAACAGAGATTATCATTGCTACCGATGATGACCGTGAAGGCGAAGCCATTGGATGGCATATTTGTAAAGTATGTAAATTAAATGTGGAGACAACGCCTCGAATCCTATTTAGTGAAATCACCAAAGAAGCTATAGAAAACGCCATTCAACACAAAGGACTATTGAATATGAATCGGGTATACAGTCAACAAACTCGGCAAATATTAGATTTGTATATTGGATTTACCATTTCACCCAAGTTATGGAAATATATTTTAAATAAATTAAGTGCTGGTAGGTGTCAAACTCCGGCACTACATATGATTTATGAAAAAGAAAAAGATTATGAACAGCAAAGTATGGACACCCACTACAAAGTGGAAGGATGGTTTACTGCTAAACTCGTCAAGTTTCATTTATCACAATGTATGGATAAAGTGGATGATTTTTTAGAACAATGTAAAAGTCATAAATTTGAAATGTATCCTATTGAGAAACATAGTACAAATGAAAAAAGACCTTCTATTTTGATTACTAGTTCTTTACAACAAAAAGCACATCAAGTATTAGGATATAGTCCATCACAAACAATGAGTTATGCTCAAGCATTATATGAACATGGTTGTATTACTTATATGCGAACTGATACCCCGAGTTATAACGATACATTCAAACAATCGTTAGAACTGCACATTAAACAACATTTTGGAGATGATTATTATAAAGAAATCCCTAGTTCGACAAAAAAGGCTCATGAAGGCATTCGTGTTACCAATCTGAAAGTGACTGAAACAACCTTTGAAACATCACAAATCAATAAGTTATACAAGTTGATTTATATACATACATTACAAACCTCTATGAGTGATGCCAAAATAGAAACATCGCATTATAAAATAAGTGCCCCGTTTGATTTATATTTTATATACAAAGAACCTATGATTTTGTTTGAAGGATGGAAAAAAGTAAATAGTACACCCAAACACGATAGTCTTTCCTTGTATTTATCGCAACTGAGACAAATCAACTATAGTTCTATTGTTTCTAAAGAAATATTACAAAAACCAATGTATCATTATTGTGAAGCTCAACTGATACAAAAACTAGAAAAGGAGTCTATTGGTCGTCCATCCACCTATGCGTCTATTTTAACTAAACTTTACGACAAACATTATATTGTAAAAGGAAAAATAAAGGGAAAAGTATTTGAAACAACTCAATACGAATTAATAGATAATGTTATTACGAAAAAATCTGAATCTTATTCGAACGACGAGACCAATAAAATTACAATTACCAACACCGGTAAGAAAGTTGTTGAATTTTGTTATCAATATTATAATCATTTATTTGACTATGCCTATACAAATAAGATGGAAACTCAATTAGATATTATAGAAGAAACAGGTCTTTGGAGACACATCTTTACTGAATTTAAACGCGAAGTAGACCAAGAAGTCGTCATTGATATGGTGAAATCAAAACAATCGAGTTTACATTGTGGGACATACAAAAAACACCCGGTTGTTATAAAAAGCGGACAATTTGGTTATTATATGGAATATAAAAAAGTTACCACGTCTTTGATACATTGGATACATTATGATCAAATAGAAGATTTCATTGAAGAACAAACATTTCCGAATGAACTTATGGAGTCATTAATGAATATCAATGTATTAATTGGTAAACATACCACGATTCGAAAAGGAAAAACCGGCGACTATATTTACCATAAAACCCCGCAAATGAAAAAACCCAAATTTTACGCATTAGACATTGACAGTCGAAATGTAGAAGATATAAAAGAATATCTACAAAAAAAATATAATCTTATCATATGAATAGTCGAGAAACAAGTCAGTTGTCTTTTCCAAAAATTGTATTGATAACATTTACTATGATAGGTATATTTGTAAAAATGATAATAGGGTTGGTGACGTCTTCTAAAGATGGTTCATTTGGTAAAGCAACCACAAGCATTTGGGGGAATTTGATTATTATATTTTCAGTAATTTCTTATTTATGCATTGACTCCAAAATAGAAAATAATGTGATTTATCCAATATCATTACTAATTATGACGATGATGTGGGATACTACAATGTCATACAAATATTTGGAACGAATCAATAAAAAACAAATCCCGAAAATATATGATTCATGGTCTATGTTTTCAAATTTAATGGTATTATCTTTTTTGATAATCATGATATATAATTTATTTTATAAAGAAGAAACGAATAGTCAAATTTCTAGTATATTGTATATCATTGGCGTATTTTCTCTTTTCATTACAGGTGTTCAACAAACTATATTGGACAATTTTATGGTAGACAAGGATCATTTAGAAATAAACTTGTAAGTAATACCAATTTTATCATTTGATTCCCAAATACCAGATATTCGTATAAATAATTGATTGGAAGGTTTATTCAAATGTAATACATAATGTTTATACATACAATCATTATATAATAAACGTTCTATTTTTTTGTTTGTAATTAAATTTATCTTTTTCAATAATTCATATTCAATATAAAACAACGAATACAATAAGTCATTATTGAAACTAATTTTGTAAGTTTTGTTATGATAATTTGTAATTATATGTGATTCTGGTATAGAAATAATTACATTTTGTATGGTATAATAAGCTTCATTGTATAATATTCTATAAAAATGGTTATAATATTTTATTTTGTTTTCTACTGGTTTTTGAAATACTATTTTATTTATTTCAAAAATATTATAAGGAATAAATAAGTTCATAGTAATAGTAGTATAATATATTTAAATATCACTTTCATATAGTATAAATATGGAACATATACTTATTTATGGAAAGGAAAATAGTTCAAAATATAATTATGCGATGAACCTAATAAAACCATATAGTAAAACAGAGTTGAACTATAAACGAAAAATAGAAATCAACTTGAATGACCATAAATATTATTTCAACTTAAGTGATGCTCATTTTGAAGTAGATTTTGAATTATTGGGTACAAACGAATATAGTTTGTGGGTAGCATTGTATCAACAAATACAAACCATTTGTAAAGAAAATATGGGTAAATGTATCATATTATGTATGAATGTACATAGTATCAAAGATGAATTGTTGGATATTTTTTATATTTTTATGAGAGACACAAATATTAAATTTATACTATGTACACAAAATATGTCGTGTTTACCTGATACTATAAAGAAATATTGTAAAATAGTATCTTTGAAAGATAAAAGTAAAAAAAAAATGTGTATTCCATTATGTGAACCAATCATTGAAATGATTGTCTCGAAGAACATCGATTATTTCTTATTAAGGGAGTTGTTGTATAATTTATTGACTTACAATATAAACATACACGAATCCTTTTACTTTATATTAAATCGTTTGTTAAATATGAACTATATGTCCACGTATGATATAGAAAAAGTGATGCCCAATTTATTTGATATTATAAAAAAATACAACAATAACTACCGATCTATATATCATTTGGAAAGGTTTGTTATTTTTTTAATAATATTAAAAGAATAGTAATAAACAATGTATGGATAAAAAAAGGGCATATGTGATTTTAAATATTGACCCACAAGATCATTTAAACTATGCTCTATTGCGTAAAAAATACTTAAAGGCTTCTTTGAAATATCATCCTGATAAAAATCAAACGTCGGAATGTTTTGTCGATGTAAAAGAAGCTTATGATTATTTATTAGATGATTTGAACCGTTTGTCTCCATTGTTTTATTATGACGAAGAATATACACATACTTTATTTATTCTTTTAAAACAATATATTTATGACCCATTTGAAAAACATATACATAGTTATCAAGTTTTTGAATTAAATCCATCCTTGGATCATTTATTTCAAAAAGAATTATATTACATGAAAGACTACGACCTTTACATCCCTTTATGGCACCACGAATTATGGTATGAAACACATAAAATAAAGATAAAAATAAAACCTAATATACCTGAATACATTTCAATAGATATATATAATCATATACATATATATTTAGAAAACAAAACAAAAAAAATGGGCGATGTAATTGAGTTTAAAATATGTGGAAAAAGTTTTTCATTTTTATATGAAAAAAATATAACTACTTTAATGAATCAAGGTATACCTATGATTCGGTCCAATATTTTTGAACATAATGAAATATCGAATGTAATTATTCATTTATCTAATTCTTTTTAGTTGTTTTTTTAGGTTTTTTTTTTGGCTCTTCAGGTTCCTCTTTTTTTGAGACTTCTACATCTTCGCCATCGCTATCGTAGGTAACTTGTGATAGAGACTGGGACGGTTTTGGAACATCTTCATCTTCATCTTGAGGAGTGACTACTTCTTCGGTAGTAGTCATTTTAATGTGGCATTTACCGCGTTCAAGTGATTCTACTTGCTTGACCACTCCTTGGTACAACTTCCAAGTTACCCCAAATTTACCATTGGCGAACCAAATACCACCGCATTGAATAATACACGCTACATTACTCCCTTTTTGAATGAACTCTTCAGGACCACGGCCATCTTCATTAGGAATTAAACTATTTTGTTCAATATCGAATAATTCAAACTTGAACTCGCCTTCCCATACTGGAAGTTTTAGTTTCAGAGTTGGACTACGCGTTTTGTCTGGCTCTCCAGTTGCTTGGTCTTTTGGATATTTTAGCATTGGACTCCATAGAGCATCGATTACTTCAGACGACATAGATGCCTTACCAAACCAGTCCCTTGCGTTTTTTTGAGCTTCGGATTTTACTTTTTCTTCAAATTCGATCATCATATTCAACAAACTTTGGGTTTCGTCGTTCCCAAACTCTTCACGAGGGAATTGCAACGTAAAGTCATAACTTTTAGAATTATTCGCATTATCATATACGTTTACACCCCAATTCATCATAAGAGGTGTTTGAATGTGCAACGATTTCTTAGATAGACTATTTAAAATACCCACACTTTTCCCACCAGCATTATTTGCTTTTGGTTTGGTGAAAATCATGTTGGAGTTAGGCGAGAAGTCTTTTGCGTTTACAATAATAGTTGACATTGTTACTTAATTATTAATAAAATCTTTAAATCAATTTTTATAATTGTTTTATAAAATCTTAGCAATACCTATCCAAATAGTAAATGAAATATAAAAAAATATCGTGATTACTATAAATGGTCGAATCTTTTTCGCAATATAATAAATTATTACAATCTAAATACACCATAAAAGAAATGAAATGCGTTATGAAGCGATTTTCTTACAAACCTAAACAAAAAACAAAAAAAGATATGGTATATGAATGTTATCATTATTTGAAACATAGTTTTTATATCCGCAAAATAATTTATTGTTTTAGAAATTATCTTGTATTCAAACTAAACCAAACGCAAGGTCCAGCAATGTTTCACAGAAGCTTATGCAACAATACGGAGGATTTTCTAACAATAGAGTCTATGAACGATATAGAGTACAAATATTTTATAAGTTATAAAGATAGTCATCATTTTGTATATGGATTCAATATAATTTCAATTAGTACTCTATTAGATAAGAAACAAATAAATAACCCATATACTATGGAACCTTTTCCAAAGCCCTTTATACAAATGGTAGAACAAAGAAAAATATACAATAAAATATTTCATTATGTAGATGAATATGTAAAACCCATCAAGCAAACCATAGATAATATGTTTGTCTCTATATTTCAAAAATTAGATTCTTTAGGAAATTATACCCAAATCGAATGGGTTACCAAGTTGAACAACAAACAATTAAGAAAATTTATTTATGAAATACATGATATTTGGAATTATAGAAGCGAAATGACCAATGAACAAAGGAGACAATTATGTCCACCAAGTGGAAATCCATTTTTACATATTCCAATGCATTTATTTCAAAATCGTAATATTCATATTGAAAATAATACTTTGAAACACTATATTTATAGTATTTGCGATCACTTGATCAATAATATACATATAGATGATGAAAAACAATCTCTTTGTGCTTTTTATATTTTGACTACATTTACTTTAGTCCATCCTCGCGCCGCCGAATCGTTACCATGGCTGTATCAGTCTGTTATATAATAATTGCGTAAAAACAATATAAAAACATATAATATGGTTATGTATAATGTCTGCTGTAAAACAATCTAAAAAATCCAAATCTGTCGAACCAAAAGTCGTTGAGCCAAAAGTCGTTGAGCCAAAAGTCGTTGAGCCAAAAGTCGTTGAACCAAAGGCAAAGGTAGAAAAACCAAAAAAGGTAAAAGGCGACGAACCAAAAGAAGTAGATAATGTAGTAGTACCAGTTCATCAAACAGAAGGTTCCCTACAAGAATCTTTCACCGGAGTGGTTTCTTTACTAGTGGATATGAATGGTCTTTTATCTAAGGTAAAATCAGAAGTAAAAGTTTTAGAAAAACAAGTCTCCAAAGAAATGAAAGTATTGGATAAAATCAACCAAAAAAAAAATAAAAACAAGGGTTCAAGAGCCCCAAGTGGATTTGTAAAACCTACCAAAATTAGTGATGAACTGGCTGGTTTTCTAAAAAAGGATAAGGGTACTATGATGGCACGAACGGATGTCACCAAGGAAATGACTGCTTATATCCGTGAGAATAGTCTTCAAGACAAAACGAATGGTCGCAAGATTCTTCCTGATGCTAAACTAAAAAAACTACTCAAGGTAACCGATTCAGATGAACTTACTTATTTCAATCTACAAAAGTTCATGAGTCCACATTTTGAAAAAAGTGTAAAAGCCTAAATCAATAGTTTAGATTATTTTTAATATTTTAATAATTTTTAATGTAAAATTATTAAAAAACTTTTTATTTTATATCATACAATGCCATATTTCGATTTGTAGTGGAAACATGGTTGATTTGGTCTAAGTGATGTAACCATTTGTCTTTTTTATGTAAATGTATAATAAAATTCATAAATTGGTCAACACTTTTTTCATAATGAAATAAATGTTCCGACTCAAAAAAATCCATAGTTTCTTGTATGTGAAAAAACAATAAACTTGTTAATATAACATAGCAAAATATGTTCGTTTTTTCTTGGTAATGATTATTATGTTGAAGCAAATCTTGATACGTTAGGTTCTGTTCATTCAATAACTTATTAGTCATTAGACATGCATATAATTGTTCTCTTTTGAAATACTTATGAAATCTATGTTCAAATATGCGAAATGATTTATGTCTCGACAACCATGAAATATTTATAATTCTTGCCCAAAATTCAGTATAGGTCTCAAATAATAAAAACTGGCTTTGTATTGGAAAATATTGTTTCATTTTAGAAAAATCATTATGATTATGAAAGTCAAAATCAAACAAATGGATACATTCGTGAATAAATACTTTAAACCATTCTTCCTTACGATATAAAACAATATTATTCCCATATGTAAAACCAGTATTCATATATTCCTTTGTTTTTTCAAAGTCGGTCAAATAAATCGTAATATTATTATAGGTTTTTTGCAGCGAAGGTTTACATCGAATAAACATTACAATAATTGTCTTTATTTTTTTAATATACTCTTTAATATGTATGGATGTCTCGCTATATAATTTTATCATAAAACGATAGTTTTGTTTATGTATCTTAAATATATATTCACGAAATCTTGTTTTATTTATATAATTTACAATTACACTTGGAAAAAAAAGTGATGAATTTTCAACAACAGCTACATTAGAATGTTCTACATAAGAATGATGTTTTATATGAATTTTGTTCATTGCATTATGTATTCGTCGCAAAGTATAATTTATATTTGGTTTATGTGGGTCTAAAGAATAATTGTTCTTTAAAAACTGAATATTTTCTATAGTGTTCTGGGTGAAGGTCATATATTATAACTTCATTTTTCTTTTCAATAGTTTCATTTTTCCACCTGACTGATTTGAATTCGAAGAGACTGTGATAGAATTGTTCGATCTTTCTGAATTCAAATTTTTTTCTTTACCTTCTCCATTGGTATTTTCTTCACCTTGTTCTTCACCTTCGCCTTCTTCTTCGCCTTCGCCTTCGTCTTCGCCTTCTTCTTCGCCTTCGCCTTCGTCTTCGCCTTCTTCGTTTGCATTACCTTCTTCGTTTGCATTACCTTCTTCGTTTGCATTACCTTCTTCTTCGCCTTCGACTTCTTCATTGTTAGCATTTTTTTCTTCTTCTTCGCCTTCGCCTTCGCCTTCTTCATTGTTAGCATTTTTTTCTTCTTCTTCGTCTTCGCCTTCTTCGTTTGCATTACCTTCTTGTTTAAGTTGTAAATTTGGATTTACTATATTTGTCTCTAGAGTATTCTTTTCCTCAAAAGAATCTAATTCATCCAACAATACTAAAGGATCCGCAAATATCATTCGTAAAAAATCATTGTAGGTCATATTGGCATACTTTGATTTGTATTCGTTTATTAAATCATGATTTATTATGGTTTTGTCTTGTATGAAATCTACAACACCATGCGTATCATAAAACCTGAATGTAGAAACCAACAAATCGTAATCTTTGGCATATTTTTTTTTTAATGTTTCAAATAATTTTTCGTATTTTTGTTCAAATGGCTTTGTGTCTTTATTTATTTTATTTTTAATTTGAGTAAGCATTTTAAAATCTTTGCTTAGAATGTATTCATATTTGGTTTGAACCATTTGGTCTAGTTTCAGTTTATTCATAAAATTATCAAAAATCAACATAGATGCTTCGTTATATTCCGTATTATTTCCGCCACGGACAAATTCATATAGACCCAACTTAGAGACAACCTTTTCATATTTGACAACATAAACATATTTATATTCTATTTTATCCAACGATTTTATATCTCCTATCGCAATACATAAATCGTAATGCGAATCGTTAAAATGGACACGTATTTTATATAGATTAGTAGTTTGTCCATTTTCTTCCACAGAATTTAAATCTGTTTCATACATATAGTCTTTCATTAATCCAGAAGATACAGAAGCCATATTTTCCATAATTATAATATATATATATATATAAATGTCAAATAAGACGAAAAAGTGTAAATCAAAATGCGTCAATTTACCAAGAGACAAATGTTACAAAGGATGTATATATACCGACCATTGTAGATTATCTAGTAAATACAAATTAGATAAAAAAACGTGTAAATTATTAAAAAGAACAGAACCGCCTAGTATTCAAAGTTTTCGAATACCTAAAAAAGATATAGCTTCTAATATTCTTCATCCAAGTATTTTGTCTTATTCGCCTGAGATAAATAAAATATTGGTTCAATCGCGATATAGTCCAAAATATGATATATTTGACGCCATTACACAATGTATGAACATAGATGTAGAAGAATACACCCTAAAAGATTCTATTTTGAAATATTATATTAATCCTAAAATCAAATTAAAAAATGGTGAATGTGTGGCATATTGGAATACAGACGCCCAAGCATTATTTTTAGATAACTTATCAAAACACAATATTATAAATATAGATAGTTTGATTGTCCCTAAACAATCGTATTATAATTGTTGGTTTAATACATCTATTATGATGAATTATATTAGCGATAAAGGTCGTAAATTCAATAAGTATTTTAGACAATATATGATTACAGGTAAAATGAAAAATCTTAATCCCTTTTTAAAAAAACTAAAAGCTCCATTGTTTTTATTCAACATAGCTATAGAGGCAACATTACACGGAAACATATTGGCAAAAATTATGAATACAAATGATTTAATTGAAAAAATACACGAAGGAATTCCAAAAGAATATAAATCTAATATTGTCAATAAAAAGGAATATGGAAATCCATATAATTATCAAATCGCCTTATTGAACTATATATCAAATGAAAAATATGCGTATCATACTCAAAACGGGTTTTTATTATATAGTTATATGAAAGATTATGGTTATGTAAATGTAAATTCAAGCATTATTTGGGCGGAAATAAACCAAAAACGATCAAAGATAATAAATAACAAGGATATTTACTTAATAGACCAATATAAAAAAAAATATATATTAGATTCTTTATTGTTAAGAGACACGAATAAAAAACATTTTTGCTGTTTATTGACTATAAATGGTAAGGAATACAAGTATGATGGTGCGTTTACCCCTTCTATTATTCCTTTTCAGTGGAAAAATAAAATATTTTTAAATTCAAGTAAAGATTTCTTTAATGAAGATTTATTTATGGAAGATAAATCTGTAGCATGGAATATGCGTAATGGTTATCAAGTATTAAATTATTATCGAATATGACCTTTTACAAAATCCATAATATCCATACACTTAAACTTTAATTTTGCATTCACGTTAGGATGCGTTTTTATTTCATTTATATTATTATATATTCCTTCCCATTCTGAATGAAATAATAAATAATCCAATAATTCTTTTATAATGATAAAAATACTTTGTAATAATTCTTCTTTATATTCCATCTTAGTTTTATGTTCTATTTCACATTTTAGCGTGTTCATTAGTTCTTTACATAATTCAACCAAATTATCCAAAGAACAAATATTATATTTCATTAAATTACTAAAAAAAAATAGACTAGCCTTTAATTGTTCTATCTTTTTTACATAATCACAATATTTATCGTAATCATCATTTGGGCTAAAATATTCTATTTCACTTAGTAGTTTGCTATGTTTTGAAAAATTTTCTTGAAAAATCTCATAAAAAGTATTGTTTTTTTCAATTAATTCTTTGTATAATAAAGAAAATAATTTAGATAAATGTATATTAGAACTAGCAATTTGAAATATTTTATTCGTAATAATATCTATATCCTTGGTTGTGGTTATGTTTTCAATCATTTCAAACATTTCTACTTTTAACTTATCATAGTTTTTTTCGGTTAATTTATTTAATAATTTACATATGATTCCACAATAATCTTCTTGTTTGTGTATTTTAGTTATTTTGAAAGGTTCGCTTTTGTTATGGATAAATAACTTTTTTTTTATATTCGTAATAATCTCTTTGGTATGTTCAGGAAATTCGTATGGACTATAATCCATAGAAAGCATTATTATTTTATCATAAGAATAATACATTATAATATATAAAACCTATTTTTATATTCGTTCTATATTATCTTAAAAAAAAAAATAACTATATAATGGAATTCAAATTGCCAATACAATATATAGATCATAAATCTGTTTCACCTACTATAATAGATGATATTGATATGAAAAATGCTTACAAAAAAATTTTAGGAGACACCCCTTTAGAATGGTCCTCTTATTATACGTCTAATAAAGAGTTTTTACAAGATAGTCAACTCGTCATTAAAAACTTAGATGTTTCCTGTGTTGATTGTGAATCTATGATGGAGAATTATATGAACTTTCGTTCTGAGACTAATTTTAATGATAAATATCAATACATTAATATTTCAGCACTTGAACCACTCAATCGTTCTGTTTTATTTTTACAAGCACTAAGTTTTTATAATATAACTTCTCCTATTTTTTCATTGATTACTCCTATTTTTATTTTTATTGTTCCTTATTTTATATTAAGATTCAAAAACATTGAAATTAGTACATCTCAATATAGCGATTTATTACAAAATATGATGAAAAATACAAATCTATATAAATTATTTTATACAAATGAATCCATTACATTTCAACAGAGAACTTCTATATTTGCCTCTATTATTTTTTATATTTTTCAAATTTATCAAAACATTATTTCGTGCATTCAGTTTTATAATAATATCCATTCTATTTCAGAATTTATCAGCTCTTATAAAGGTTATTGTATAAATGCGATACACCAAATTGAAAAACTAAATCATTATTTGTCTCCATATAAATCATATGCTTTATTTATAGCACAAAATAATCATCAGAAAAATATTATTCAAAACATTGTAAATAAATTATCACTGATTTTTCCTTATCAGAATACGTTTAGTCGTTTAAGTCAAATTGGGTATATTATGTATGTTTATTATGCGTTGTATTATGATAAAACCTATCATAATGCCTTTTGTTATGCTTATGATTTGAATCACTATATCAACGATATATATTCTTTACAAAAAAAACACATTTCCAAGAAAATAAATACGGCTACGTTCCAAGATACCCATACAAAAATGAAAGGGTCTTATTATTTAGCAAATATAAATGATAAACCTATAAAAAATAATATCACAATGGACAAACAGATTATTGTTACTGGACCAAATGCCTCTGGTAAAACTACTTTGCTGAAATCTATTTTATTGAATACCATTTTGTCTCAGCAAATAGGATTTGGTTGTTATAAACGCGCCAATATTCGTTTATATAATCATTTTCATTCTTATTTGAACATTCCGGATACATCTGGTCGTGATAGTTTATTTCAAGCCGAAGCACGTAGATGTAAAGATATTTTAGAACACGTAGAACAACATTCTAATGAGAGACATTTATGTATTTTTGATGAGTTATATTCTGGTACAAATCCAAACGATGCCATATTATGCGCAAAAATATATCTAAAAGGATTAAAGAGTTATCCATGTGTTGATTTTATTTTAACCACCCATTATATTCAACTTTGCGAAGAATTAGACAAGTGTGTCTCTAATTACAAAATGAATGTTATAGAACACAAAGATCAAATAGAATATTTATACAAAATAAAAAAAGGTATTTCTTATGTACACGGTGGTAAACAAATATTAAAAGACTTGAATTATCCAGAATATTTATTTTGATTTCGTTTAAAAGGTATATAAAGATTATAACTATTATGTATAATGGGATTATTAGATATTAGTGGTTTCTTTACAGGTCTAATTATAAATTTATTGTTAATCACTTTGGTATGTTATTATTTCAAACGAAAATATGAAAACATCGAATCAGCTCAAATGGAACAAGCGAAGGTATTGTATGAACTGTTACAACAATCTTCAGAGACAAAGAGCGAAAAGTCCGTTGTAAAACAAAACTATTGTGAAACATTAGATGTTGAAGTAGAAAGCGAACACGATATTGACGATGACGATGACGATGACGATGTAAGTTCTTCGGATGAAGAAGAAGAAAAACCACAAGATGAACTTATAGAATCGAACGTAACTGAAGAACTAATGGATGAAACAGATTACAATAAAATGAGTGTAAAATCATTAAGAGATTTATTGACCAATAAGGGAATCAAAACCAATCCAAAAATGAAAAAAAACGACTTGATTCGTTTAGCAAATAGCAAAAAATCACTTGTGATAGATTTAGCCTTTGAAGAAAATTCAATTGAAGTAACCAAACTACCAGAAGAAGAAAAAACAGAAGAAGAAGAATCAACCGAAGAACCACAACCAAACGAAGAGAAATAAATTATAAATATATATTAATGAATAGTAGAACATTTACCGAATATTCGCAAAATTCTTTGAACAATGAAAAAATCAAGAAACAATATGGTATAACAAACAATCAATCTTACCGAGAGTTTTTGGTAAAACATGCCGACCTTATAATGAAAAGAAACTTTCAATCGATAGAACCCTCTATGGAGATTCATAATCCTCCCTATTTATTTTTAGGCATTCATGACGATAGTAAACCAAAAGGATATAGCGAATCCTCTATGAAAGACGTTTATTTGTCTCGAGAAAGGTTGAATGCTATGCACCAGAGGAAATTCATAAATTAATATAAATATATACATATATCTTATATCAATATGATATATGTTAGTATAGATGTTGGAATCAAAAATTTGGCTTACATTATTTATGAGACAAATAATTCAACTATTTTGAAATGGGATGTATTAGAATTATGTAAAGAAAAATCAAATCAGGTAAATTTAATTGATTTAGGAAAAACTATGTGTAACTCGTTTCACGATATTTTTACGCCTTATGAAGTAGAACGAGTCATTATTGAAAATCAAATAGGTCAAAACGCGATACGAATGAAAACACTACAAGGAATGATTACAATGTATTTTATTCAACAAGGAATAAACGATATATATCACTGGAATGCGTGTCACAAATTAAAAGACTATGATATTCCAAAAAAAACTACTTATAGTCAACGTAAAAAATTAAGTATTCAAATTACCGAAAAACTTTTGAAACAAGATTATGTCGAATACCTTGAACATTTTTTATCCCACAAAAAAAAGGATGATTTAGCAGATTGTTTTTTACAATTAAAAGATGCTTTAAAAAAACAATTAGTAATGCGCTAAATATAAAGCAATAACATATAAGTTATTATAATGGAAGAAATTATTGATTTGGATTTAAATCAAGATAATGTTGATTTTGGTTCAGGTGTCGAATTACTTATGAATGATAAACAAAAATCTACCAATAAAGATATATCTTTAGACAAAGAATTGTCTGAATTAAATGAAATAGAAGATGTAAATATAGGTAAAAATACTGTAAAGATGGACACTCAACCAAGTATTCCATTTAAAAAAATAAGTGAAATCAACATCGAAAAAGAAGTTCAAGAAGTAGAACATAAAACAAAAGAAGATTTACTGAAAGAAAAATTTAATTATTTAAGAAAATTGGAACAACTTGAAAGTAAAGGAGTAACGTTATCCAAAAGATATAGTATGGATTCTTCATTAGATGAAATGAAGGGTGAATATGAACATATTATCTTTGAAAAAGAGCGGAGCAATAGTATGAAGTTTCAAGGAAAGGTATTGACTACCCTTATTACTGGATTAGAATTTTTAAATAATAAATTAGACCCATTTGATATTAAATTAGAAGGATGGTCGGAACAAATTAATGAAAATTTAGAAGATTATGATGATATCTTTTCTGAATTACATGAAAAATATAAATCTAAGGCTAAAATGGCACCCGAATTAAAATTATTATTTCAATTAGCAGGGTCTGGTATGATGATTCATATGACCAATACGATGTTTAAATCGGCTATTCCGGGTATGGACGATATCATGCGTCAAAATCCTGATTTGATGAATCAGTTCACCAAGGCTGCAGTAAGTTCTATGGAAGAAAAAAGTCCGGGATTGAGCAACTTTATGAGCGATTTTGGTATGAATCAATCCTCTGATGCTAGAGAAGATATGAAAGGACCTGAAAATATTGATCAACTTCTAAATCAATTAAATAAGAAGGTGGATATAGAACCAAAAAATGATAGCACAATTAGTGTAGAAGATTTAGAAAATCTAAGCAATGCTTCAGCACCATCTACAAACCGCCGAAAACGAAAAAGCGATAAAAATTCAATTCGTTTAGCAGTCTAAATTATGTTCTTTGTATCTTATACAATGGAAGGTAATTATATTCAATTACAACAAAAAATGCAAAATATGAAAATAAACATCAATGAAATCAATCGTATTGTTGAAAAAAAATCTGAAATGATTGCCAGTTTAAAAGAACAACAAAAAGAAATCAACAAAAAAATAACTACGGAAGAACATGGATTAAACGATAATATAAAAAAAAAAGAAGATTTAGAAAAAACTCTTCAAGAGGCAAATAATAGTTATAAACAACTTGAAGAAGCAGTGTCATCCATATTAAATATGATAAATAATAAATGTTAAATAATATATATATATAATTTTGTATGTACATTCCATTAGAATTACAAAATTATATTTTTTCTTTTTTACCTATTTTATCTCCGTCACAAAAAAGATTAAATCATATAGTGAATCATTATAACGTTTATTTTGAAAGAGAATTATGTAAACAATATGATTATCTTACCATTTATAATTGTTGGTTAAATAAAAATCTGGATATCAAAATATTTTTGAAAGATAATAAAATGACTATGTTACAAATACAACAATTATACCATTTTGCATTACCTTTTTTCTATTAATCAAATATAATCTTTTTTATAAATACATACAATAATAAATGTATTGTACTTTGTTTCAAAATGTCCTTTTTTTCATTAGGATTAATCTTTACCATAATAGATATATAAAATAGTTCATAAATAAATATATACAAATAAGAATTGATGGTATCATCCGTTATATGTTTATATTTCAAAAAAGATAAAAGTTCATTGGTAGAGTCTTCATTCAAAAGTTCAAGCGATTTTTTCATAAGTTTGTATTTGTGTTTGTGTATATAACGAATGCTTAGTCGTCTATATATATTTATACTTTTCGGCGTGAATAACGTCGTTGATAGTACTTTTTGGATAAGCATCGTTTATTATATGTTTTCTTTTTATTTAATTTCAATTTTTTACCTCCAATAATGAGACGTTTGGTATGTTTCAATAATTTAAATTTAATTTCCTTACAATCATACAATGTGGTTTTTTTAAAGTTTTTTTTGTCTAACAATAAGTTTACATATATGACGTAATCTGGTTTTTTAGAATAAATTATATTTTTATATTGTTTTTTCAGTTCTTCCTTATTCAATAATGATTCGAACGATTCTTCGTATAATTTATAATTTTTTTCATTTTCATTATACTGATATATTTTTATAGGACTATCTAGCTTAAGCTTGTATTGTGTATTGGATATACTAGAACTATTACGTGGCTTCAAATGAAACAACATATTTTCTTGGAACAACAAACGTGTCAATACATCAAAATCTTTATAATAAGTCAACATATTAGTTTCAAGTTTTTCAGGGACTTCATTTTTTAATCTCTGGTAATTTTGCTGTAAAAAAACCTCGTATTTTTTAAGTTCAGTTGGACTTTTGAAATATTTTATCGCCTCAGTTGGAGTCGTTTTTTTTGTCAAGAAATCTTCAAATGATTCTTCGGTTATATGATATTCTTTGGGTAAAAAAACTTCTTGACCTTCGTCTAATACCTTATCAATATTATTATGTTTCAACAGTTTAACGTCATTTTCATTAAACACTTTTAAAATCCCATTTTTTTGTTTTATTTGTATTATATTTGTGGGTTCACTTTCAATGGAATAACGATGCAAAATTCCTAACAATGAATTATCTATATTTATATAAAAAACAATATTATCTTCCTTTTTTTCTTCAAAAATTAACTCTTTTAGTTTTAATGTAAATTTATATTTTGTTTTACGAATATTTGTTAATTTACCAATACACCTATATTTTTCATTTACTTTATATTTGCTTACAACATCCTTAAACTTTTCGTCATTATTTTCTTCTTGTGTAAAATATGTTTCATCTATTTTTACAGTAGGTAATTCATAATAATAATCTTTATTCAAAGTAGATATATCCTTCTCTAGAAAATCGGTGGAATACAATACAAGTACTTTATAGAATTTAGATTGTAAAGCATAATCTTCACGTATATTTCTATTACGACTATAGTTATATAACGTTTCATAGAAAACTATTTTTCTAGATTTACTTTTTCCTTTCTTTAAAATATCCAATAATCCTTCCAGAGAGTCTTCATTTTTACTATTTATTTCTAAACTAGTAACAAAAGGTAATTTTCTTATTTTATCCAATTTTTTTTGTTCAAATATATCCTTATATGGAACGAGTTTTGTTTTAGTATCTTTTACTTTGAATCTAAATTCCAAATGTTTCTCATCATACAAAGGAATATGATATACCACCTTGATGTATTGAGTACTCATATTTTCCTTTTGTATTTTTCTTAAATTACTTTCTATTATGTTTGTAATATAGTCGTCTTTGCTTATTTTTTCATGTTCATAGTTGATTATTTTTGTTTTATCTATATTATTATTATAGGTTTGGTCCAAAACATCATCTTTATAAGGCATTATGATGTAATGAAATACACCTTCGGTGGTTTCAATATAAGAATTGAACTTTAATTTATTTATTTTGTCGTCAATATGAGAATCTTTCTTATTAATTGTTTGATTTTCTATAAATTCTCCAAAGTCTTTTGATAGTTCATCCAAATAATTCGACATCTTATCATTGGGTAATAAATCATACAAAGACGAAATAGGTTTTATCATGATGGATATTTCACTTTTAATCATACTATATATATCAAATAAAATTTTCTTTGTAAAGACTATGTTCAACGAGTGAATCTTTACTCTTTTTTTGCGCATGAGCTTTTTTTAAAATACGAATAGAATCGTTGATATCTTTTTGGGTAATATTTCCTGAAAAGTCTTCCACTTTACAATTAGAAGGTATGATACAATATTTACTTTGGTCATTCAATAAATAATCCGCCATAATTAAAAACATTATGGTTAATGCAATAGATATAATGATGTCTCGTGTACCCATCCATATGATGGCAAATATAAGCAACTGTTTACCAAAAATATATTTCACATAATATTCTTGTGATTTGCTTAATTCTAATGTAGCATATCTAGAACATATATTCATAATCAGAATGATTACTCCCGCAAAAATTTTATTATTGTTTAGCGAATCATAATAATCCATAAAAGAAAGTTTTTTTTTACCCATTTTATATTTAAGTATAAAAAAAATATATTACCTTTAATTAAGTATGGCTTTTGCTTTTAATGCGGCATTAATAAAATCAGAAGAAGAGGAACCTTTGAATTATGAAAAACCTAAAGTAAATAAGGATAATTTGTCTAAATTATTAAAACCATCTATGGGAAAAACAAAAGAAGAACCAAGTACAATACAAAATATACACGAAAATTTAAAAGAAGACAATGAAGAAGAACTCGCACAATTTTATCATAAGGAAGAAGCACCTATATTCAAAACAGACTATGAACCTATTGAAGAAAAAGTAGTTCCAAGCCCTTTATTAATGAAAGTAAATCATATATTAGAAATATTAGAACAACAAAAAGAAATCAAAACGAACCAAAAAAACGAAGAAATTGTATTATATTGCTTTTTAGGTTTATTTCTGATATATATCATTGATTCATTTGTTAGTATTGGTAAATATAGTCGTTAAGTTGATTTAGAAAAAACAGCCATATGTTTATCTTGTTTTATAAACTTAAATCCTCTTAATCCTGCCTCGTAAATGAGGTTGTCTAATTGTATGCTTTGATAATTCCAAATATTCTTTCGTTTTATGGTCCCGTGTTTGTCATATATATGTTCGCTTATTATACTATATCCGGGTTTATCATCTACCTCTAAGGAAAATGTATAATTATGTTGAAACTTATAAGAAGGGTTATGTTGAACTATTTGGGATATGTTGGATGGTTTCAATATACTTATAAATAAATATCCTTTGTGTATCAACCAATTATAACATATACTTAAAAAATGTCCTATATCTAACTGCAAATGAACGCAATAAAGAGAACATATAATGTGTGTTTTGTGTTTGTATTTGTATGGGTCATAATATAAGGTTTGAAAGGATAAATTTGGATAGATTTTTTTTGATTGTTCTATCATAAACGACGAACTATCTAATCCAGTTATATTACCGAAGTTAGAAAGTAATTGGACACTATGTCCAGTACGACATTCGAGACATAATATATCGCTATGTTCATTTAAGTAAGGTACAATCGTTTCGCATTCTTTTTTATGAAGATCAATTGTATCGTATAAATCATCGTATACTTTACAATAAAATGGATCAACCATATCTTTATCCATTCTAACATAAGATTTTTCTTCTAATAAGGTAAACCCTTCATAACGAGATATTATAAAAAATACATACAATAATATGAGTATAATTAGTAATTGTATCATTTGTTATATATTTTTATTTTTTTTTTATTACATTTATAAGAATGGATAAATGTAATATTGTAGATAATAGAAAAACATTTACAAGATTATCTTTTTCCAATCATAAAAAGAATAAGGTCATTGAAGAACTAATATCGTGTTTATATTATAAAAAAAGAGACGAAGCTTTACATTGGACTGCTGAGATGATATGCAGTTTATATATATTTGATTTATGGAAAATATATATAGTATTTTACTGTAAATATATACATGTTCATAATGTAAAAATTCCTATTTACTTGTCTAAAAAATTAGAAGAATTCAAACATATACATCAAAGTATTAAAAATGATATGGATATGAAAAACAATGATGATATACGTAATCTATTTTTTACCATTACTATTATTTTATGTGAGACAAAAAATGAAAATACTTTATCCAATAAACCACTTGTGTTTAGTTTAGAAGGTATATATGATAATTTAAAAGCGGACCACATAGAACATATCAAACCATTTTTTAAAGAAGGAGACCCTAAAGAATATTATATTCCAATGAATGAATATGTATATCATATAAATATAACAAAAGACGTTACCAGTATTTTTTATTGGATTGATTGGATCATTGAATACGATATTTACTTAAACAAAAAAAAGAAAAGTATATTTATTCAGAACAGGTCTTTAGTAGATTTTAAAGATGACAAAAAAAATAAAAATATAATATGGTTATTATGGGATATTGTAATTCAAAATTCTAAATCGTGTAGTCCATTAATTCAACAGGCTATCATGTCTCTATTTCGTCTTTTTCAAATAAAATATAAAGTCACTAATAATAAATCATTCAAATGTTTGTTGTATGTATCTATTCATTTAATTCTTTCCAAAGAAATAAACACTCAAATAAAATTAATTGAAAATACAAGTTTATTTCAAAATCTATATAACAATACCCAAATTATATTTGAGGATATAAAAAAGAAAGAAGTCTGGATAGAAGAAGTCAAAACCGAAAAACAAAAACTATATGATTCGGTATATAAAATATAATAAATATATTAAATGACGCTTAGTAAAAAATACGAAGAAATGTATGGAAACAATGCGAACTTTTCAAATGAAGTAAATAAAAATGTATTGAATCAACGTAATAATTATACAAATAATGATTTTAATGACTCTACGAATAACTATGTAACAAAAAACAACTCAACCAATAACTATTCCGAAAAATCCTATAGGAATTACCCAACTGAACCTTCTTATGAACTACCAGTATTAGAAACTGAATCTTCTTCATGGATGTTTTATACATTTTTATTGTTTGTTTTAGCTTGTGTCGCGGGTTCTATTATTTATTTCAAAGATAACCTAATTGATTATTATAATAGGTTTATAAAACCAAACCCAAATATAAATAATGAACTAAAACAACTTAATAAAAGTATTAAAAAGGAAAAGGAAATCCGCAAAAAAAAGGAAAAGGAAAAAGAAACCAACAAAAAGAAGGAAACAGGTGGGATTCGTCAATTATCTAATCAAATTAATTATAAAACTAACCAAATCGCAAAAGACGACGGTTATTGTTATATAGGATATGATAAAGATATGAGGTCTTGTGGAGAAATATATGAAGGTCAAGTATGTATGAGTGGTGAAATATTTCCATCTCTAGAAATGTGTATGTTTCCAAGATTAAGAGAATAATTATAATTTATCTACAAATGGAATACTTGTGTCATAAACAATTGGATTACAAGACCCAACCTTTGTGTTACAATTAAGAATGGCATTGGTGTCTCTTAATTGTTTTAATTTAGTTTGACTTATTTTTTTTGGATTATTTAAACCAATATTTTGTTTATATAATTCATTTTTAGTAAGACTATTATCTTTATATTGTAGGGATTCTGCTTTACGACGCATTTTACGTGTTTCATAATCGTATCTAGTAAAATCTGTATTTGCTCCTGTTGTTCTACCAATTCTAGTACGAGCATATGGATCATCATATATTTTCAATCCTTCGCGATTCTTATATTCTCTTAAATTGGATAAAGCCAAATATTCAGGATTCCCTTGTGGAAATTCGTTATTTAGTGAATTACTAATATCTACAAAATTCCAACGAGTAGCTGATATATCATCAATGTAAACTGTCCTAGACAATGTGACTAAGGATATATCTTTCAATAATATGTTTCGAAAAGACATTATATATAATTGTTTTATTTATTCTCATTTTGATTATTCTCGTTTTGATTATCGCGTGGAGTTTCAGGTTCTTCAAATAATTCTTTACGAATTTCTTCTAGTGAAGCATTTACTCCTAATGTTTTTTCTTGTGTATTCATATTTTCAATAGAAATAAGTTCACCCTTTTCATTGATACTTTGGGTTAATTTATTATCAAACTCATTTGCCTTTTTCATATTTTGTTCAATTGCATTTACCTTAGACTCTTTTACTCTAGTTTCAAAATTTAATTTTGCTTTATCTTCATTTTTCTTTTTCTCGTGCATCAAATCGTTTAGCTCTTTTTCTAGGTAATTTACATTACCAGTTTTGTATGCTTCAGGATGATAAGGTAACCATGTTCCAACCGGACCAACGTATACATCATGATTTGGGTCACTTTCTCGCAACATTTTACAACGTAATTCTGCTTCTTCTTGAGTTGGAAAGACACCACGTACCTTCAATCCTCGTACACTTGTTTGAAACGAATGTTCTTTAGAGAATTGCTTTTCTAGAGCGTCTTCATTTTTATCTACAAAATTTTTATAGTCGTCGGAGACATCATTTTTTAGGGTACTTTTGAATGTATCAACAAAGGACTCGTATTCTTGATTGAGCTCTTCGATAGAAATATTATATTTATGAGAAACAAAATTAATGAATTCATTAAACTTGGTCATCGATTTATTTGTATCATATTGAGAGACAAATTCCTCAAAATAAAATAATTCCTTTTTCTTAATCAAGAATTCAGGAGAAACAAAGGATAAACAAACGAATTTTTGTTCTGAGATTTGTCTATCTTCTTCTAATAAATCTACATTATTCATTATGGTTAATTGTTTTTTCTATTTATATATTTTTTTCTGTTTATTAATTATAATGTTAAATGTAAAAGAATTAATCAAACGCGTTATAAAATATCTAGTGGAAGGTTTGATGGTATCTATTGCCGCATATGCCATACCTAAGCAAAGTCTAAAATTAGATGAAATTGTTCTTATCGCCCTTGTTGCTGCAGCAACATTTAGTATTTTAGATACTTATATACCTACTATGGGTGCTAATGCTCGAACCGGGGCTGGATTTGGTATAGGCGCAAATCTAGTAGGGTTCCCAGGTGGTTTATAAAGTAGGTATAAATTCCCAATCTAAATCTATACATATATTTTTCCAGATTTCATCTTGTTCCACCTTTTTTTGTTCTTTTAACATTGGAAAATGTGGTAAATAAGCCATTTCACCCAACAACTCACACAATTTATATAAGGTATAATAATAATTCAAAAAATTTACTCTATCGTTTGGACAATATTTAGAATAAGGAATTTGTATATCCATAAATAAATTACATAATGTATCTTCTAATTTAGGACTCATTACAGGTGGTTTTATACCCAGTCGGTCTTTTATAAAAGGTATATGTTCATAATACTTATTATGTCCTAGCTTCTTTAGGATTTCTTTTGTTTTTTTGTTGGTCAGTTCATATAATTCAATACGCTCTTTTTTTACTTGGCTTTCGATTTGCTTTATGATGTCTTCAGGTATATCGGTAGACTCCTTTGCTTGAAATTGAGACAAAATCTCACGAAAATGGTTGATTCTTTTATAAGCATAAAATGATATTTCTTTAGGAGGGTCTTTGTAAGAAGGTTTATCATTATCCACAAAAAAGGTTTCATTGTTAAAACAATTATTACACAACAAAATACCTTCCATCATTAATTTAATCATTTCACCTTTGTTGCATTTGCTACAAATATTATTATCATACATGAAATCATTTATATTGATATTTACAAAATTATTTTTTTTTATATAATTTTGTATACTTTTATTTAGAGAGTTTGTACTAGTATCTTCATCTTTATTAAAAAATCGTTGAATAAGTTTTTTAGGATTTTTATTTTTTTCGATTTGTTGTTTGCATTCAAAATAATTAAATAAATCAGATGAATTGTTTAAAAAATATTTTTTTTTCTTGTTTCGTAGTTGTTTTAATTTTTGGAGTTCCAAATGATAATTTTCATCATCATCATTATATTTAGACATATTGGACAATAGTTTCTTTTCGGACTGATTTAAATCATTTAGATATTTTGTATATAAATTATCTATGGTAAGTTCTTTATTCATTACTATATCTTAAATAGTTTATTTTATATATTAACAATCTAAATATACATTATGGATAAGAAGACTCTTTTTATTTTGAATGCAAAAAAAAATGGTTGGAAAGTAAAGAGAAAAACGTCAAAAACATATGTATTTATAAAAGAACTGTGTAGCGAACATTATTCGTGTAATTATTTGAATAAGTTCTTATATCAAAATTTAATTAAATAAAAATTCATTTTTTTTTTCTTTTACTATTTTATAGAATGGGTGGAGGACTTATGCAATTAGTAGCTTATGGCGCACAAGATGTATATCTTACAGGTAATCCACAAATTACCTTTTGGAAAGTAACTTACCGTAGACACAGTAATTTTGCTATGGAATCCATTGAACAAACCTTCAATGGTCAAGCTGATTTCGGTCGTCGGGTAAATTGCACTATTTCCCGTAATGGTGATCTTGCTTACCGCACTTATTTACAAGTTACTCTACCAGAAATTAACCAAAATCTAAATAATAGTGGTAGTGTATATGCTCGGTGGTTGGATTTCCCTGGTCACCAATTGATTGAACAAGTAGAAGTAGAAATTGGTGGTCAACGCATAGACAAACACTATGGCGACTGGATGCAAATCTGGTGCCAGTTGACCCTTGACAAAAATCAAGAAGCTGGTTACAAGAAAATGGTTGGTCAAACCACCCAATTGACCTTTATGACCGACCCATCGTTCGCAGATGTAGATGGACCTTGCGATTCCAATGCCCCAAGACAAGTATGTGCTCCTCGCAATGCTCTTCCTGAAACCACCTTGTATGTTCCTCTACAATTCTGGTTCTGCACTAACCCTGGTCTTGCTCTACCTCTTATTGCCCTTCAATACCACGAAGTCAAAATCAACCTCGATTTAAGAGCCATTGATGAATGTCTGTGGGCGGTAAACACTTTGTCGCCAGATTCGTCGTCTGATGTAAAAGTAACCTCGGCTTATTCTCAATCGCTTGTTTCGGCATCGTTGTATGTAGATTACATTTACCTAGACACGGATGAGCGCAGACGTATGGCTCAAAATCCTGCGGAATACCTAATCGAGCAACTACAATTCACTGGTTCGGAATCGGTTGGTTCATCGTCCAATAAAATCCGCCTCAACTTCAATCACCCATGTAAAGAGTTGGTCTGGGTTGTACAACCAGATTGCAATGTAGACTATTGTGCTTCTACTCAAGGTGAGGCTACTCTATTCAAAGCTCTTGGTGCTCAACCATTCAATTACACCGATGCTATTGATGCTCTTCCTAACTCCGTAAAAGCATTTGGTTCAGATTCGGCGGTTGAAGGACCTAACTCGTTCATTGGTGCGTCCGGTCTTTTCCAACAAGCAGAAGCTCCTAATGTTGAAGCTGGTTCCGCAAATTGGTCTATGGGTGCGGATGCTGATGCGGACTGGGCTATGAATGGTGGTTCGGTAGTTGCGTCCGGTGTATCGGATGCCGGTACTTTCGTATTGGCTGAAACTTCGCTCGACATGCACTGCTGGGGTGAGAATCCAGTTGTAACCGCCAAACTACAACTGAATGGCCAAGACCGATTCTCTGAGCGTGAAGGTACTTACTTCGACCAAGTACAACCATTCCAACACCACACTCGCTCGCCTGATACCGGTATTAATCTTTACTCGTTTGCTCTAAGACCTGAAGAGCAACAACCATCCGGCACTTGCAATTTCAGTCGTATTGATAATGCTACTCTACAATTGGTTCTTTCCAATGCCACTGTAGAAGGCACCAATACCGCGAAAGTACGTGTATATGCTAGAAACTACAACGTACTAAGAATTATGTCGGGTATGGGTGGTCTCGCATACAGCAATTAAGTCATTTTAAACTAATTTTTATATAATAGTTCATTGTATTATATAAAATCAACGACTTGTCCCCATCAAACGTACAAAAATATTAATAATATCTAAAAATAAATTCGTAGAAACCAACGGATAATTTGGTGAATGTATACATTGCTTAGCATAACTAAATAGCTTGGATGTATCATACGAAATAAACATTGAAAATAATATTATCACGATATACGATATCATATTGTATAAAGGTCTCGTGTATTGTTGGGTAAACAATAAAAACAATTCTGTGATGATAATTACAATAAGAGCAATCAAAAATCCTAAGGATGCTTTATAATATGTTTTGCGTAAAAAATCGGGTATAACGAATACCAATGAAGACATTGCTAAAAATATCATACAAGTCATTATCAATACCCTCTGTAACACAACAGAATATTCAATCGATTTGAAATAAGGATATAATGTAAGTGATATAGACCCTAAAAATACAAGCCATAATATATGATTCATCAAAAAACCATTTTTACTGAACATTGGACGCATCGACAAGAAAATAATAGATACAATAGCTACCAAAAAAGAAAAAAATATATAAGGCATTATTTGTTGAAATACTTTGGATTCTGGTAAAAGGACATTTAATTGGTTCGGTGTATTTAATCCATAATTATACATATGAATGAAGCAACCTACCAAAGAAAAAGACAATCCTAAATATAGGTAAACATTGGTGACAAAATGATCACAATGTGGTTTATTATTTACAAACGCATATTTGTAGACCATTAATATGAAAAAAAACGTTGTAAGCGATATAAACAAAAGATTATTTTGATAATTCATTATAATATAAGAAGGTTTTATTTTGTATTACTATAATCTTGAAAACGTATTATATTATGTTTTTAATTGTTTTATTTTACGAATTAATTTTGAGTCATACACTATACTATCTCCGTAGTAGATTACTTTATTGGTACACTTTGTACATTTATAAGGTACTCCGCTGATATACACAAAGAACTCATTGGGTTTGTAGATAAGACATCCTTCGCATTTATAATCGTCCATGGTTTTTTTATTTTTTCTTTTTTTATTTCAATTTTTATTATCAGATAATTCTTTAAATGCCTTTTCAGGGTCATTGTAATTATTCAGTATATATTTGTTCAATTGTGCTGGGGTGACTAGAACGTTGTACTCAAAGTCTTCAAATAAATGTTGGCAAGACCTTTCATAAAAAAAATCAAACATTTCAACTATCATTTCGAGAGAACAATACGACACCTCTAAGTTAATATCAATCCGACCAGGCCGGATAAATGCTTTATCTAATTTTTCGACATGATTGGTAGTGACCATCAAAATACGCCCAGGTGTCTCTAATATACCATCCAACAAATTCAAAATAAAAGACAACGTAAGTTGTTCTCCGTCTACATATGGATTATCGTCTTTTTTAAAGGGTTTAATATCTTTATTGGTTTCTATATCTGAAATAATATGATTTTCAAATAATAAACCTTGTGGAAAATCATTATGGAAGTTGTCCAAAGAATCGACTTGCTTAGGTTCTTCTTTTTCCTCTTTCTTTTCTTCGCGTTCATAAATGATATCGGTCAAACAATCGATGTCTTCGATGACATAAATACGTTCATCCATAGATATATTGAAATGTTCGGTTTTTCCATCGTTTAATACATTTATTTTCTCATCAAAAAATAAATTTCTCAATTGTGTTTGGGTTGTATCTTTGTATAATTTAATATTAATCACATGCCGATTGGTATCATTCGCAATGGCTTTGATGAGCGATGTTTTTCCAGTTCCAGGTGGACCGTGTAATAAAATACCTAGTGTATATGGAATACCCTTTTTACAATACCATTCTTTTTTATTCATAAACATATCAATTCGTTCTTTGACTACATTCAAATGTGAACCAAATACATTTTTTAAGGATTTATTGGTATGAAATGGTGTCATCGTAAAGGTGACATTCTTAGGAGCTTTATCCAATTGAATGACCCCTTCTTGGTCCTTAGGTAAACATACATGTTTTTCATCGAAAAAATATTTTTGAATTCCCAGTTTGTTTTTTTGTTCATACAAATACGTTTTGGTTAATTTATCCACAAATTGTTTCATTTCTTTCAGGGACTTGGTATAAGAAATAAATTCAATGTTGTAGATTCCTTTTTCGTCTTCATCCATAGACGTATTTGTCACCATACATTGATAATGTTCATTTAAAATAAAGGTTTCGTCGTTCACTACTGAAAAATCGCTATAATATTTTAGGTTTTTAGAATTATTATGATTCACAATGTAATAGTTGATGGAATTGAATATAATATCATTTTGATTTTCTTTTTGAATGAATTTAATAGACGATTGAATCGTTTTTTCATTTTTTTCAAGAAACACATTTATATTGGATTTTTTTTTGTCATATGTTTTTTTAATATAATCTATTAAGGTGCTCTTTATTTGCGGTAAGTATTGTAATGCGTTCATAAAGATTAAAGAACCTAATACTTGATACATCGATACGTTGTCTTTCATAGATACCATCGTCAACAACTGATTGTTCATCATATGGTTCAACGTAGAATGATCCATTATAGTATGCTTATATTCAAATGTTTATATTTAAATGTTTCATATAAATATTTTTCATAGTATAGTATAATGAAAATAAGTCCAATATATTATGTTACGCTGAATAAATCCTTATTATATCAATTTGTTGGTCATTATTCTATTTTTCATTATGATAAACAAAGAGATCATTATAGATACGGTTCTAAAAAAAGATACAAACTAAAACAAGAATTGGGATATAATGATTTAGTACAAGACCATCATATTATTCCAAAAGAATTCAAGGAGCATGGATTGATACAAGACATAGAATTTGATGTGGGTTGTAGTAAAAATATTATGATGATACCTACACTATATGGAAATGAAAAATTAAACCTACCTAACAATACATTAACGCATTACAAAGGACATCGTTCATACAACGATTATGTAAAATATAATTTAGACGATTTATATGATTTTACTAATTTTGACGAATCTAAGTATCAATTCATGTTGTTTTTTTATTATTTACAATCCAAATTAGAATCCAAAAGCGAGTTACCATGGATATGAATATTTACATTTGTCTCTAGTATATTATTATAGTGGTTCCAAAGGCAACCATTCCCCCAACATAGCTTGTCCGTAATGATTCCAAATGATTTGTAGAACTATGATTTCCACGCCTTTGGTAATCGCCTCTTTCACTGCATCTTTGTATATAGGGTCATTGTCGCTAATTCGAAATGAGGTGGCATCACTACGTTGAACTACAAAACACAATATAGTTCTATAGTCAGGATGCATTTCTTTGATTTGTTGTAATTCTTGAATATGTTTTAACGCACGTGGACTGATGATATCGGTTTTCTTTTTACGATAACCATCTGGGAAAAAGGCAACTTCATCTTGACACAAGGGAACACTTTTGACTTCTAATATAAAGCGTTTATTGTCTTGGTCTATCCCCATAAAATCAAATCGCGAGTTCAACATCTTTTTTTCGCGTTCAAGTTTTTTTAACTTTTTTAAGGGGGGTACATAATCATATTTTAATGCAAATTCTACTATTTTTTCACCACTTTTTGGATGAATACCTACAATAGTATCCTTATGTTGCCCCAAGTGGATGACGTGAGTACACGTTTTAGGCTCTTTAGATAATGTCATATAGACCACGCTATTTTTTTCACACAAACCACAACAACCTAGGGATGGTGCGTGAGCAATGACTTCTTCGCCGTTTTCCAATAAAACATCGGCTACATAAGGTGATTTGCAATGTTTTGAGGGACGCTTTATAATAGTCCCTTTTATCATTGGTTCGAAAAAACATTCCATTTGAAATAAAAAAAAATATTTTTTATTTCAAATTTATTTCAATTTTTAAAAACAACATTCTTCCATTAGTTCGTCAATACACGACATATCCATCGTGTTCACATGTTCGGTGATATCGTCATCTACGTTTGGAATTAATTTTATGTCTGTGAGTACAAGGTCGGAATCATGATAAAACATATACAAAATATAACGCGTTATCCATACCATATTGTAGGCATCTTTTTTTTTACAATAAAGAGAATATTCATTGGGCTTAGAAAATACGTCAATGTTCATATATTTACAATAGTCTTTGTGTTGGCGGAAATATAAAGAATCTGCTTTATAGCATTGTGTGATTTTGAATGAATCGCTAGCAAATTGTTCCATATATTGGTCAAACTCTTTGCGTTTATTTTGTTCGCTCAAATGAATTTGTGAAGGATGACAAAATCGATTGACTTCGTATACATCACAAAAGACAATATAATCATAGGGGCTTTGTGTGGATGGATTACGAAACATTTGTGCTGGTTTTAATAATATATTTTGTTTATCAAAGGAAGGTAATTTGTCTACAGAATCATAACACATAGTGGTATTTATGGTTTCCAACTCGATTTCATATTCGCTATTAATCCAAACATAATCTAGAATTTGTTGCGCCATGATGTCTTTATATATTTTATTTATTTATTTCAATTTTTATTGTTATAATAGGTCATCCAATTTTCTGGACAATGTTTGGTACCACCGTCGTATTTTACCGCCATATTTTTTTCGCATAATAAGTCGGACAAGTTAACCTCGTCTAAATAAACATCGGCTAAAATGCGACCATATTTTTCGAGTTCTACTTCTTTCAACATTACCATTTTATCCATCAATAAATCTTTTAAAAAGTTTCGGGTTAAAATAGCACATTCCTTCTCTTGTGCGTTTTTGGTTCGCATTTCAGGACAATCGATCCCTTTTAGACGTACTGAAAAACGATAATAAGGTGATTGGTCAAATGGCATTTTAGACGCAATGGTGATGGTGTCTCCGTCATATACTTTGATTACTTTTCCTTCCGTCAAAGGCGGTACAAATGGAATAGTATCTTTGTATGTAATAGACTCCATGATACTATACTATAAAAAATATCTTTAAATGAATATATTATTTAAAAAAATAAACTTTTATTATTCATTTTTGAAAAATAATTTAATAAATAAAATAATGTATTCTAAATTTATATACATATAAATAATATTTTTAAAATTGATCCAAATATCATATAAATAACATTTTTATGTATTATGCTGTAAAAAAAGGACATCAAACCGGAATATTTGAATCATGGGAAATATGTAAGCAACATATACATCAATATTCTGGGGCTGTTTTTAAAAAATTCAAAACAAAACAAGATGCCTTGAATTTTTTAAACGATCGCGAAGAAATACTGAACCAAGATAGTAATATTTATGTATATTGCGATGGTAGTTGTATTCATAATGGTAAGTCAAACGCAAAAGCAGGTATTGGTATATATTTTGGTGAAAATGATCCACGAAATGTATCTGAAACCATCAATGGACATAGCAATAATGTTGCTGAATTAATTGCAATGATTCGTGTATACCATTATGTAAAAAAAGATATAACTATTGTAAGTGATTCAAAATATGCTCTACATTGCGTGAAAGAATATGGTAAAAAACAAGAAATAGATTTATGGAAAAATAATATACCTAATCAAGAATTAGTGAAACAATTATACCAAACCTATAAAGATACAAACATACAATTTATGCATGTATATGCTCATACAAATAAAAAAGATATTCATTCAATTGGAAATTCAATGGCAGATAAATTAGCGTATGATTCTGTAATTAATAATTAGATTCTTGTCCATAATTATTGTTTCAAAACATGAGTCATCACACCAATTTGGCTTATTGTATACCTTTTAAGAGTTCAAACGCCGATTACTCATCTAATAACATTAACGCCATTGCTGAATAATTATGTAAATCAATTAGTGTATCTCTAATGCCTTCATCATTTATTAAGTTTACTCCATTTTTTGTTATAGACATAGAGCGTTGTAACTTATCTTCTATTCTCATTAAAACCCCGATAATTCCATATTTGGAAAACGCATCTCCATAATCAATATTTTTTTTAGTGAATAATTCTAACGCTTCCTTTTGAATTCTTACCATTTGTTCTACTCTGTCCATTATGAATTATAATAATATATATTTATATTATTTTGTAATCAGCGTTTGAAATATTAAAAGGCGTAATAACACTATTTTCTAAAGATTTGTTTGTTTCGAAACAATCGGTTTTATCCGCTAGTTTTTTATTAATGTTTAACCCAATCATTATACAGAGTATAAAAATTGAATTTTCTTCATGCTCTATTTGGGTTTAAATGACCCAAGTACAAAAAGGAAATTATTATTATGAACCCTCGTTGAATGGCGAAGGTGTTTATATAGATTATTTACCAAGCACGAGTCAATATATCAAATGTTATTGTGGAACCAATACTTTATTTACTACATTGACCAATTTAAAATCGCATTTCAAAACAGAAAAACATACGAAACATTTAGAGTATTTGAATAGTCAACAAAAAAATCATTTGATGGAACTAAACAAATACAAACGTTTAACGAAAAGTCAGCAACAATTGATACAACAACAACAAGACATCATTACCACTCAAGAAATACAATTGGATACATTATCGAGACAATTGTTTGACACCAAACAAAAATTAGAAATCATTCGAAAAAGTGTTTTGGCTCACATGGATTGATTGGGACTCCAATATTGTCTTAAGTCTTCGTATAGTTTTCATTTTTTTCATATATACTTTGATACAAAACACCATAAACCAATAACAAAATATTATCGATGATGTATTCCATCTATATAAAATTGATTTATAATTCATAGAATATATATTCTATGAATTATTTCAAGTTGTTCCTACAAAAGTTATTAAGGTATAATCCTAAACCCAAACCGCTAGGTAGGTGGAAAACCGAATCATGTGACAAAAAACTAAACTACAAAATATATTTATCTAACATAGACAATAGTTATTCTAGTAAAAATTGATTTATAAAAATATATTTTTTAATACAATGAACATCATCAAACTATATTACGAACCAAACAAACTAAAATATGAAGGACAAATGGAGAATCAAATGTGTAATGGTTATGGTAAATTATATGATACAAATGGTGAACTTTTATACGATGGTCAATGGGTAAATAATATGTCTCATGGGGAAGGGGTATCTTACAAAAACAAACGTGTTGTATATGAAGGACAATGGAAATATGGTATGTATAATGGATATGGTAAATTATACAATGAACTCAATGTATATGAAGGGCAATGGTATTTTGGGATGATGTACGGTCATGGAACTCGACACTATGATGGATTTTTGGCATATCGCGGAGAATGGAAAAATGACCTATACAATGGTCACGGAACATCGTATTGCAAAGATGGTTCCTATAGTTATTGTGGTGAATGGTTGAGTAGTATGTTTCACGGTAGTGGAAAATATTATGAAAAGGGTCAATTGGTGTATGATGGTGAATGGAAAAATGATATTTGTTTTGGAGAAGGAATATCTTACAAAAATGGGGTCATAGAATATGTAGGATATTTTGAATATGATATGCGAAATGGATATGGAAAATATTATTGTAAACATAATATGATTTATGATGGACAATGGGAAAAGGATATGCGGCATGGTTCGGGTAAATCGTATTCACTCGAAGGAAAGTTGATTTATGATGGACAATGGGAAAAGGATAGACGAAATGGAAAAGGTAAGTTATATTATGAAAATGGTCAAATAATATATGATGGATATTTCGAATATAATATGTATAATGGTCAAGGTACATTGTACCAAATGAATGGACAAAAACTCTACGAAGGAGATTGTATGAATAATATGCGTCATGGTCACGGAAGATCATATGATAAATATGGTCACATTGATTATGAAGGACAATGGTATAACGATCGAAAAATATAAGACATATGACAAAAATGATTTACGCCAAAATCTTTTTCTGGGTTCCCCCCTCGTTCCCCTTTTTTTTGGTAAGTCCTCTTTTTGAAAAGGGTCATGCGGATTTTTGAAAAAAAGAGGGATTTTTTGAGACTTAATAATATATAAAAGAGTATAAATATTTTTTTCATCCTTTTTATATAAATGGAGTATTTTATTCGTCGTGATAATTATGAACGTCATTTAGAAACAGCAAAGCATAAAAAATACTTCAAAAGTAAGCCAAAAAGAGGGAAAAAGTAAGCCAAAAGTAAGTCTAAATGACCCAAAAAGTAAGCCAAAAGTAAGTATTGAGGGAACTTACGATTGTAAATATTGTGGAAAAAGTTTCAAACATAAACAGTCTGTTTCTAAACATATCAAATATAGTTGCCCCAAAAATAAGGATGAAGATTTACACCCTTGAAGATTTAAATCCGCACCCCTAATAATTTTTCTTAATTTAATATAGGAATATGACTAAACATAAAACCGACGATTATAACAATTCTGCTGTTAAATATTATTTGAATAATGAAAATGGAGATGGATATAAGAAAACCTGTAACATTTTTGATTGTAAAAAAATCTACATTACGAGATTGGATTTACAAATATAACACAACTAAAAATCTTACAAGAAAAATCAGGAAACCCATTTCTTACAAAATAACCAGACCGCAAGTAAATACTGCGTTAGAATTATTGAAGAAGAATGAACAACTTACCATGCAAGAATTGGTTGTGGATATGAAACATCATTATTCTAATTTTGATATTACACCTCAACATTTAGGTCAAATTGTAAGAGATAATAACAAAACGAGAAAACGCGCCAGACACGAACATTTTCCAAAAAAAAGATACAGAAAACCGATTGAAAAACAAAGTGAAATGAATAAGTTTTATAGTAAGATGAAACAATATTCATTAGACAAAATTATTTGTTTAGATGAAACCAGTGTTGGTTCAGCATTGAAACCAACTTATAGTAGATGTAATTTAGGTAGGCGTTGTGTAATACAAACATCTAACCAATTTGTATTTCGTAAATTCACTTTATTAGTTGCTATCAGCAATTCGAAATGTGTTGGTAAAGAATTATAGGAGAAAGGAGGTATGAATACTGAAAGATTGTTAGAATTTTTTGAAAAGCATATTTTTCCAAAATATAAAAATCACCTAATTATTTTAGATAATGCGAAAAGTCATAATAACGAAACAATTAAAAGTGCAATTACAAAAAGTGGTAATGACTATTTTGTGTCCCATATACACCAAAAACTGATGCAATAGAGGCATACTTTAACCAAATAAAAACATATATGAAAAAGAATCGAAATGTACATAATTACGAACAATTAGAAAATATTATAGACAACGCTATTGGTAAAGTGAAACCACAAAATTATAAGAACTATTTGAATATACGTATAACTTGAAAGAAGGGATACAAATGGAACGGAAACCTTCGACGCGAAAGCGTAAATTAAAAAAATTATAAATAACATACTTAAAATTTATTAGTTATATTAAGTATATTATGAGATTAAAGAGTGAATTGTATAAAAAAGAACAGGGCGAAATTGTGGATAAAATTATTCATATTTTAGATTTGGAAAATAAGAATATATATACGCTTTATGAGTTGGATAAAAACGAAGAAATCCAATTAAAAATAATGGAACTAATACCAGAAATAAGAAAATGGTATTCCTTTAATGGAATAAAGGCAGTTGGCGAACCGAGTAAAATAAAAAGACCTTGGTTATCAATCATAAAACATTTGATAAAATCAAAATATAAGTTAGAAAGTAGGGATTTTCAACTTACTGAAAACGGACAACATATTAGAACACATATTTATACTTTTACTCAATTGTAGCATTTTTATCTTGGTTATCTTTAATAAGTAAAGGTTGTAAATTATTATAATTACAACATATTTTGATTTCATTTATATCATTAAAATCAAACCAAGCGGAAGGAATTATGCGGTCTATTTGCCATATTTTAGAATAATTATCCCAACTCATCCCAGAATGAAAATGTGTTTCAATATAATTAAGAAATTCGACTTTATTACATCCTGTAAATTCACAATATTTATTGGTTTTTAATCTCATTAAATTTCTTGCTTTTGCTACATATTTCTGTCGTACCTTAACATATTTTATATAACATAAATCACAATTTCGCCATCCATTACCTCGGTCTGTTGCGGATTTACAATCTATACATATACCATTCCACATTCCATGATCTACATATATACTATATTTATCTTTCCATCTACAAACATATGTCGGATAAATATCTTTCCAATTACTACGATTATCCGTTAAATATGACATGTTATTAATTATACAATTAAATTCTTATATTAATTCAATTTTATATTAATTCGTTAAACTACTTAAAATAAAATCTTAGGAATAGTATAAGGATGGAAAACGAAGTAAATCCACCAACCGACTTTTCAAAGGAATTAAAATTTCGTTGAAAAATGTCCTGAAACATCCTGCGATTAACTCGCCTAAAATTACAAATGCCGTTATTAAGTGCAATAAAATAGTTATTCAAACATTAATGTTTATGAAACTCTTCTTATTACACCATTATGAGAAGCATTCTTCTTTACCAACCATTAATGGTGAGTTCATTAATTCGTGTATGAAAATTCTTTGTAATGAAAAAGCACCAGGTAGACCACCAAAACCAGATATTAAAGCACTCAAAGAAAAACTAACCGCATTTTACCAAACCGATTTTCAACCTCTTATTCAAAATGAGATTTTGGATTATACGCATATGAATACCATTTTAGATTATCTTACCATTGATATTCTTACTATGTATGGGAACAATATTAAATTACAATATGTGGAATATGTTGAACGATATGTAAATGTTGTTTGGAAAAAATCATTTTTAGTAGGTAAAATTAGAAAAATGAATATTACCAAGAAGGACAAAGACGCACGAATAAATAAACTATGTAATCAATTAAGAAAAATCAAGAATGATTTATTAAATGTTGAAACTGTAAAATATAAATCTCATACTGCTTATCATACTTGGATTGATACACAAAAACAAGTAATCATTCCTGTTAAAACTTTCAAGAAGAATTTGTATTATGATATACAATGTAGTCCTTTTGATTATTTTCAGTGTATGATACGAATGATGAAACAAGTAGAAACTGAAAATCAAACAATTAGTAATGTATTTCCAATGAGAAGCGAAGTTATTCCAAAACATATAAGATTGGATACTACAACATTAGTGCATTTATTAATGACGAAGAAACAAGGAATTAAAAGTGATTATTTAACAAATGGGTATTTGAAGAGAAACGAAGATAAAATATGGGATTTCTTTTTAGGACTGAATTGAAGAGTTTTCATAAAAAGTATTACGAGTTTCATGATATGATAGAAACCGATAGTATTAGTTGCACACTTTTATTATTGCGTAAGGATTTAATTGGTAAGCGATTACCAATGATGAAAAAGGGAGCGAACCAAGAAACATATATTGATGAAATCAAAGATTATGTGCCTTTACAAAATAAGAAAATAGTTGCAATCGGTCCAGGTTTGTGTGATTTGATTTATTGTGTTGATGATGATAATAAACAAGCAAATATCTTTAGATATTCACAAGACCAACGAAGAAAAGAAACCAAGAAAAAGAAGTATTCAAAAATACAATTAAAGTTGAAACGAGAACAAATAGAAGGGCATGGAACTATTATAGAGTTGGAAACTGAATTATCTAAACTAAATAAGAAATCACTTAACCTAACAAAATTCAAGGAATATATTCAAAAGAAGAGTGAAATAAATGGGTTATTGTTTTCGTTTTATGAAAAATACATTTTTAGAAAATTAAGATTACAAAGTTATAGGAATACCAAGAAAAGCGAACAGAAAATGCTGAACCATTTCAAACACATTTTTGGTAATGAAAATGATGATGTATAATAAAAAAAACTTGTTACGAGTTACAAGTGGATAACTTATTATATGAACGTATCCAATACATATCGTGCGTCGTCTACACTATTGATCTGTTTCATAAAGGTAAAATTTTTCAAAACTAACCAAAGAATCATTCGGACCACAATTCAAGAAACTATAATTGTTATGAAGAATACATGACAACATAATTATGCAAGACCAAGTAACTAATAAGCGTGATACCGATAACATATATAATTATATCATTGTATATTTATATATGAACTATAAAGCTATCATATTATCTTTATTTGCCTCATTATGCATAGGATTACATATTTTTTCGATTAAATATATTCAACTAAAACGGGAATATTCATCTAAAATAATAGGATTAGTATTTGCGTCATTTTCTTTATGGGTTTTGTCTCGTATATTCCTATTTTGGTCGTTCCAATATACCAACGTATCTACGTTTGTTCATTTGTTTTTAACAAGTTCTATATTGGTGTCTATTTATTTAGATAGGGTAATTCTAAATAAACCGATTGTTGACCCGTGGATATATTTTGGTATTGGTTTAATCCTATTAGGATATTTTATTATTATTTATAAATTCTATTAATATATGTGGTTGTTATTATTAATGGTGATCTTGGTATTAGATTACTTTTTCCTTTTTCTTATTTCAGGTAGAGTATCTAAAATAATATCAAGAATTCAAGGTTCCAAAATGATTGTAGATAAAATGTATGCATCTATAGTATATTTATTTTTATTTTTACAATTATATTATTTTATTTGGTTGAAAAAGGGTACTCTTGTAGAAGCATTTTTATTGGGTTCCACAAGTTATGGAATTTATGAATTTACTAATATGTCTTTTTTAAAACATTGGGATTATACATTAGCACTAATAGATACCTTATGGGGAGGAATATTATATACCTTATCGATTTACATTACGCGTTACATAATGAGTCTCAATACAAGGGTAAATACAATAGTATGAACTACAAATCCAAACGCGGTAGGACATCCGCGTTTATCCGAAATGTTTCCTAAAATAGAATTGACCAATTGGTAAGTATATGGATTCGACACTAAAATAAACACAATGGTCGTATACAACGTATATAACCATTTTTCATAATTCGTGGGTTTTACATTTTTTTTTTCACAATCACACATATATATTATAGACAACAAAATAATTCGTTCATTTTCATGCCTTCTTTGGAAGGATTGTCTTGTAAAAATAGATCACTATACTCTTTTCGTAAAAAATGAAAGGTGAATGTCTTGTTTTTTTCTTTGCGTCCCACACGTCCGATTGCTTGAATAATTTTTTCTTGTGTTATGTTTCTAATATCTTCTGTCAAATAACCATGTGCGAACTGATAATTGGTGCCGTAAATATAATCACTTGTTGCCAAAATGAGCATAAGTTGTTTGGCATCGGCTAATTCTTTCATAATATCATTGAATTCCAAATCTACTTCATGTAAAACGCCTATACCCAATAAGAGTAATACTTTATAATTGAAATCTACTCGAGTGTTCATAATACGAGTCACATAAGTTTCGTCTAAATCGCCTTTGAATACGTTAGAATTATTATATTGTGATTGTTTTGACCATCTTGTAAAATGTTCATAGGTATTTGGAATATACAAAGGATCCAATTGAACTTGTTTATAACTTCCTTCTAGTTGTTCAATGTGTTTGGACAATCCAATAATATCTGGACTAAAACGCTGATTTTTCATTTTGTTTTCATTGTCTTCGTCTTTTGCTATTTTGTCTTGGTAATCCTTTTTTAGTTTATTTATTTTTTCATTCAATTCTACATTATAGATTATTTTTTTATCCAATTGGTCTAACACATAAGGTTGTATATTCATTTGTTGTATCAATTGACTTACATAAGTTTCTATGTTACCCACGATCCAAATTGCCGGTCCGTGAGTAATATGAGACGCCGATTTGGTCGTAAAATACGTATCATTGCTGTAAAGACTATTTTGTTCGGTTGTAAACAATTCATTGCGAATTACTTTATAGTAAAATAATTTAATAAATTGTGCGTCAATCTCATCTATAGAAATTTGGTTGAACTCATCCTTGTACGACGATTTCAATATATAATTTGCACATTCACCAATACTTAAAAATTTCAAATAAGATTGCCCCTTTGTCTCCAAAAATCGTTCTACGTCTTCTTTATCTTTAAAATAATTATGAGGCATAATGATATTTTGTTTGCTATCCAATAAAGTGATATTGCTCAAATGGTCGGTAGTCTCTATTTTATAAAACTCCCCTTCAAATCTTTTTTTATAATCTTCAACAATGGGTTCTAAGTTATTGGGTAAAGTAGCTGACGATAAAACAATCCGAGGAATAACGTTTTTTTTCCAAATTTGAGACAAAGACTCGTGTAAACTATGATGGTCATAATCCATAGTAATCGTTGGTTCATCCCAAAAAAGAATTAGACGTTCTTTATCAAAAAAGGACAACATATACTCCATAGCATATTCATAAGAATGTATATCACATATAAGCATATCTAATTTAGAACCATCGCTATGATTCGGATGCTTGGTTGAGGTGTAACTATGTACCGAAAAATAATGCAACCTTATATCTTGATTCGAATTACATCCAAACGCAAAGCCTGTTTTGACTCCTACATTAATAGCACTTTTTGCTAAATGAATACCAATATGTCTCGAGGCACAAATAAAAATAACTTTGTATTCTTGACACAATCCAATGGGTGTAATGGTTTTACCCGAAGATGTAGGCGAAGTATAAAATATCAAGGAACGTTTATTGTTTCGTAATGTAGTATACATATCTTTTTGATGCTTATGTAATTCAATCGGTTTATAATCAAAGATAGGATTATTTTCAATCACCGAATCGCTATGAGTTAATAGTTCGCTAGGATAAAAATGATACTCAGACAAATGTGTCATTAGTATTTGTTTAAAATAAATATTGATATCATAATGTTTGAACAAATAAAGTATATTATAATAATATTTCACTTTTTTGGTTTTATTTAATTTTTTGTAGTGTTCTAAAATAATATATTCAATAGTGTCCTCTATATGTTGTATATTTTCAATACGAATTTTATCGGCACTATTCAAAGGTTGTTTAGGGGGTTTTAGTTTTAATTCACCCAAATTGTATTTTTTTTTCAACAAAGGTTTAAGAATATAAAGATAAATATAATAATGATAATTTTTGTGATTTATTTTAATACACTGATGTAACGTCAAATGAGTGTTATGTTGAATATCTACATTATCATACCCGTTCTTAATAATATTCATGATAATGAGTTCCTTTTTGTCTAGTTTTTTTTCAATACTAATCCATTCCATTTTAGACAATTTGGATTGTTTGAATTCTTCCATAAAAATATATGTTTATTATTATTTAAATTGTAATATATCTAATGTTGTTCCATCTGTTTTAAAATTATCATTACCATATATTTCTTGTAGCATAATCCATTCAAACATTCCACCAAAATAAATAAATACATTGGAAAATCCTAATTTTTTTAGTTGATTGAATTTTTTAATAATAGATTTGTCTCCATAATTTTTTCCGTAAATAATTATCCTGACTTTCTTGTTGGTTTTTAAATAAGTGTTCATAATATGAATTTCTTGATTTGCTGGAATGGTGTTATGAATGAGACAACCTTGTTCATGTTCCTGTAACGTATTTATTAAAACACTATTTTCTTTGTATATATCTTCAAAATGTATCATTGGAAACGAAGAATATATATTTCCCATATGAATATAATGTTCATTTTTTTAATTGAATTTGACAGTAATTTCGATGGTTTCCTTTTTCAAACATTTACTGGCCGAAATAGATAATTCTTGTCTCTTTTTACGAGTAAGATTCATATTTTTTTTACTACGTGATAGACTATTGTTATTATTCATATCTTCTTCTATTTCTTGATAATGATTTTCAATGTAATCTATAATATTATTTTCAAGTGCCCATTTGAAAAAGTTTAATTGTCCTATAGTGGTTTCAATACTAGAATCTTTACCATATGGAATTTGTATGCGTTCCCATCTACAAAATGGGTCAAATCTTTGTTTTTTAAATGCTTTTAAATTTAATTTATAATCTTCATAAACAATAAATCGTTTGTCATTGGAATTATTGTATTTTGTAAAATATTTTTTGGCATAATTGGTAGTAAACCAATCAATGATACGTAGAGATATTTTAGATTCGCCGTTGATAATCGATAACATTTTATGTAAGTTATTATCCTTGTTATAAAATTTCATTAATTTTACCAATAAAAGTTGGTTTTGGTCAATTATCATTAGTAGAATAAAATTTTTATGTTTATATACGATTTATTTTAAATTGTTTTGAAAATTTAAAATATTCGTGATTGTTGGTTCTTCGTTGTAAATTACATTTCAAACATGATATACATGTATTGTTGTCATAATGACCTATATTGTTATCAAATCTTTCTAGTGACCATTGATGACTTGTTTTTTTCTTATCATAAATAATGCATAAATCATCTTTACAATAATAGCATTTTAATCTTGAAAAATATAATTTATCTATCATTTGTTTATAAGTAATGTGTAAATCAGGGTCGAATCTATGTTTCAATTTATCTTGTTGTTTATATGAATTATATTTCTTTTTTAATTCTTGTTGTATATGTGTCTCAAAAGAGACATCATTATAAATATTATCTATATATTGAATTTGACACGAAATGTCATAATTTAAATTATATAAATTTGTTTTTAAATGCTGATTATATTTAATCTGTTTCATATATAAACATAATATATATATAATATTAATGAATGAATTAAAAAGTGATTGTAAAGAACTGAATGCTTTGAACTATCGTACTATGATTCATACAGGTAATACTATAAATAATAAAAATATTGATACTACCGAAGAATCTTTGGCTATTTTTTTAAATCAAGACATGGACAAAAATCGTAAAGGGGTTTGGTCTAAATTAACTAAAACTGCCAAAATAAATAAAATTAAAAAATATATCAAAGACATTAGTGAAACCTATGATTTGAATGAAGAAGAAATGACCCAAGCCACTAATTTTTTTATTAAAATTATTGAACGAAAAAAATTAAGTAAAAACAATGAATTGAATTATAATCAAGATAGTGGAAACATTGAAAATATACCTGGATTGACCTTTCATCAAAAAACGCGTAGTTTTTCTCTTGTTCAAGATAAACCGACTACTTTAAAAAATAAATCTAAAAAGAAGGATAATGAAAATTGATTTAAAATCATTCGCAATATATATTTTATTATGCAAGAAGATATATTACAGTTGGCAAAAGAATTCCCACATAGTATTACCAATAATTCTTTCAAAGATAAATTACTTATTCATTTGAAGGATAAAATAAATGATGAAGAATTAACCCACTTACTAAATGAACATAATTTCATACGAAGTAAAGAGAGTTTTATATCTTCGTACGAAGAACAACTTTTATTAAGACCAAATATAGTAGACCATATCGAATACTTAAAACAAATAAAACAACCAGAACAGCGTACCAAAGAATGGTACGAGTTTAGATTCAATCATCTTACAGCAAGTAATGCGTGGAAAGCATATTCTACTAAGGAAAAAGTAAAAAATCAACTCATATATGAAAAGTGTGCTCCCAAAGAACATTATAGTTCAGGATTAACCGAAACACCTATGAGTTGGGGGAATAAATACGAACCATTGACGATCCAATTCTACGAAATGAAAAACAATACTGAGATTAGCGAATTTGGTTGTATTGAACATCCGACCCACTCCTTTTTAGCCGCGTCACCAGATGGTATTGTGACTGGAACTAATAATTTCGGTAGAATGATTGAAGTAAAAAATGTGGTTAGTCGTGTGATTACTGGAATACCCAAAGAAGATTATTATATTCAAATGCAATTACAAATGGAAGTTTGTGATTTAAATGAATGTGATTTTGTGGAGACAAAATTTATAGAATATGATAGTTATAATGACTATATAGAAGATGGGTCAGGTTGTTTTACCCATGATGAAAAATATAAGGGTATTATCAAGGTATACATTAATAACAATGAACAATATGTATACGATTATATGGACATTCATTGTACAAATATAGAAGAATGGCTAGATAATAAAAATGAAAATACTGAATATGAATGGTTCAAAAACGTGTATTGGAAGTTGGAAGTTTATTCTTGTGTATATGTTCCTCGTTGTAAGTTTTGGTTTGACCATACATTTCAAGAGATCCAAACTTTATGGGATACTATTTTGGAAGAACGTGGAAATGGTGAATACAAAAAAAGAGAACCTACCAAGCGTATAAAAAAAGAAATAGTCCACTTGAATACTTGCCAAATTCAAATGAATTTGATATAAAATTATAACCTTATGATGTATATATGAATGAACTATATCAAATGTGTATTTTTGTAAGTGTTCTTTCCTTAGTTTGTTGTTGTTATAAAGAAAGATGTGTTCAACCTGAACCAGTAGAACCAGAATTAAGAGTTCAATTAAATCCATTTCACACCGTATCTTTTCATAATGAAGAATTATGTTTTCATAAAGAAGGTGAATGTATCATTTGTTTAGAGGACTATGACACACAACCTTTAAGAGTACTGAAATGTTTTCACGTGTTTCATAAAAAATGTATTGATAAATGGTTGATCACATCGCAAAAATTAAAATGTCCGATTTGTTCGTATAGTATTTTATAAAATGAAATAAATACATAATATTCAAATAATATAGTATGGACCTTATTGAATCTTATTCAGGTAATGAGAAACGTTATCACTCCTATTTGAATGGGGCGTGTGATTTTTTTTATATTCAAGATTCTGAAGATAAATTTAACATAGAAGTTTGCAAAACTCCTGAACAGAACTCCTTTCAAACTATATATAATGTAAGTGTAAAAGAAAAACATTTACAATATGGGTGTCTTTATAAAATAGTAGATGCGTTTGTATATACATCACCTATGATTACATTTGAAACCTTTGTAATGAATGAACCTTATTGTCATCCACATAAGTTTGAACCGCTTTGTTGTTTAGAAACTTGGCGAGATATCAACACGAATGATATTGAAGTTTTACATAAAAGAACCAAAGACCTTGGGGAATATGAAATAAAATTATCTCATTGTATGTATGAAATTAACGAACTCAAACACCAGATAGAGCTATTATCTTATAAAGAAAATAAACCTTATTACGAAATGTTTAAAGAATATACCGAAGATCAGTTTATACATTTTATGCATAATATTGAACTAGGTGGATGGTTATGTTTGATTGCTGGATTATTTTTAAAAATATTTGTATATAAATTATAAAAACGAAATACTACCAAAAGATGGTCAGCTATATCTAAAAATAAACAATTGAATGTATTGTGATGTTTTTACTCCATATATGAAATACTTAAATAAAACCTACGGATTAGGAAAATAAAGGATATTTGTAAAATGTAAGTTATATATTTAAATGATATAAAATAAGGTTGTATAATATATAAATGTCGTATGTGATCAAACGCAATGAACGAAAAGAATTATTATCTTACGATAAGATTTTAGAACGGACTAAAAAATTAGGAGACAAATACAATTTAGAGATTCAGTATAGTGGACTAGTTTTAAAAATCATTGACCAATTGTATAATAATATCAAGACGTGTGAAATCGATGAATTAATGGCCGAACAATGTGCCTCTATGGGTTCTATACATTACGATTATTCCAAATTGGCCGGATATATTTGTGTATCAAATCATCACAAAGAAACTAAACATACCTTACTTGAAAGTGTACAATTATTGCCAAAAAAATATTTATCCACTCGTTATTATAGTATAGTCGAAAAGCACCATAAAGAACTAGAACATATGATTGTATACGAACGCAATTTTTTAATTGATTATTTTGGATATAAAACTTTAGAGCGTTCTTATTTGATGCGAAATAATAATAAGGTGGTTGAAAATATTCAGTATTTATGGATGCGTGTCTCTATCGAAATACATGGAGAAAATCTTGATAAAGTGAAGGAAACTTATGATGGTCTAAGTAAAAAATTATTTATTCATGCTACACCAACCTTGTACAATTCTGGAACTAGACGTCCACAATTGAGTTCATGTTATTTGTTGGGTATGGAAGACGATAGTATTGATGGTATTTTTAATACACTCCATGAATGTGCGTCAATTTCAAAATGGGCTGGTGGTATTGGTCTACATATTCATAACGTTCGTTCAAAAGGTACTCATATTTCAGGTACAAATGGTAAATCCAATGGGATTGTTCCTATGTTAAGAGTATTCAACAACACTGCAAGATACGTGGACCAAGGAGGTGGTAAACGAAATGGTAGTTTTGCCATTTATTTAGAACCTTGGCATGGAGACATCGAAGAGTTTTTAGAACTCCGTAAAAACCATGGTGAAGAAGAAATGCGTGCGCGCGATTTATTTTATGCTTTATGGGTACCCGACTTGTTTATGCATAAAATAGAAAAAGACGACGATTGGTATTTGATGTGTCCGAATCAATGCGAAGGATTGTCGGAATTATATGGAGAGTCCTTTGAAGCATTATACAATCAATATGTCAGTGAAGGAAAATATCTAAAGAAAATGAAGGCTCGCGAACTTTGGTTTAAAATTTTAGATAGTCAAATGGAAACCGGTACTCCGTATATGTTGTATAAAGACGCGTGTAATAAAAAAAGTAATCAAAAAAATTTGGGCACCATACGTTCCTCCAATTTATGTTGTGAAATTATAGAATATAGCGACAAAGAAGAAAGTGCTGTATGTAATTTAGCCAGTATTTCATTGTCTTCCTTTGTGAAACCTAGTAAATATAAATTCAAAGGAAATGTAAACGTATATACAAAAGAAAAGTGTAAATGGTGTGATTATTTAAAACATTTATTAGACCATCATAAAATCATTTATACTACTCATTTGATTCCTGAAAAGGAGTATGATTCTTTTTTGAAAGAGCACACTACATTTCCACAATTATTTGTAGATCAAGAAAAAATTGGAGGGTTCAGTAAAGTAAATGAATTATTAACTCCATGGTTTGATTACAAAGGTCTTCATAAAATTACAAAAATAGTCACCGAAAATTTGAATAATATCATTGATGTGAATTATTATCCAACCGAAAAGACCCGACTCAGTAATAAAAAACATCGACCTATTGGAATTGGTGTACAAGGGTTAGCGGATACATTTGCGATGATGAATGTTGCTTTTGATAGCAACGATGCCAAACAAATCAACAAAGATATTTTTGAGACAATGTATCATGCGTCTATGGAAAAAAGTATGGAACTAGCCAAAGAAAAACAAGGTCCATACGATAGTTTTGATGGTTCGCCTTTGAGCCAAGGAATCTTCCAATTTGATTTGTGGAATGTGACTCCATCGAATAAATATAATTGGGATAAGTTACGCAATAATATTATGGAATTTGGAACTTATAATTCGTTGTGTTTAGCACCAATGCCTACTGCGTCCACTAGTCAAATATTGTCTAACAATGAATGTTTTGAACCATTTACAAGCAATATGTATACACGACGAACACTTGCTGGCGAATTTATGGTCATTAATAAGCATTTGATGAAAGAGTTAATTGATTTGAACATTTGGAATAGTTCGATTAAAAATGAAATTGTTAAACATAAGGGATCGATTCAAACTATAAAGGAAATTCCAGATTATATCAAACAAAAATATAAAATTGTATGGGAAATGTCTATGAAATCGATTATCGATATGGCAAAAGACCGCGGAGCATATATATGTCAAAGTCAGTCTATGAATTTATGGGTAGAAGACCCTAACTATAAAATTTTAACCAATATGCATTTGTATGCTTGGAAATCTGGATTAAAAACAGGTATGTATTATTTACGTCGAAAGGCAAAACATCAAGCTCAACAATTTACGGTTGTACCTGATAAAGAAGACCCCGAATGTTTAATGTGTGGTTCTTAAATTTCTATATACCAAGTAGACCAAGCTAATTTATATCTTATATCAGTTTCATACAATTCGGTCATATCTACGTATTGAGACATACTTTCTAAGGATAATTTTAATTGGGTACTTTTGATTTGGTCAGGCGACCAAAACGGAGATTGAATCACGTGCTTTACACAAAACCCCTTTGTTTTATGCTGACACACAACTAAAAACAATACATCTTTTGAACCATTTACACATTTGGGCATCCACGCCATATAATAGTCATTTGGTTTTCTATTTTCTTGGATGTATTGTTCTAACTCATTTATTTTGTTAATGATATGTAAATCTGGATGGTCTCGATAACTAATAAAACGGTTATGTTTTTCATTTGAAATCAAATGCGTCATTATATTGTTCATCCAGTGTTTACTTATGAACGATGCTTTTGTATGACCTAGCATAAATAAATCTTCTTGAGGATTTGAACTAGAGACATATATTTTAGAATTACCATTGGGCAAGTGACCAGAACGTAAACCTAATACACTGATGAATCCACTGAATAAAAGGAGAAGTCTCATTATTATTATTGTATAATATTTTATTAAATAGGATTCATACAATACAATAAATATTGCATATCTATAATTCCATATGAACGCGTAATATATCCTTTAGAAAATAATCGTTTTAGTTCATGTTCTACCCTTTCTTTGGAAAACAAACGGTTCAAAATGGATTCATAGTCTCGGTTAAAATTATTCCGCATAGTATCATGTTCACATGACATCTCAAAAGAACATATAATATCATAGCCGTCTAATATCACAATGACTTGTTCATTTAATCCATGGTTAGTTTGCTTCATATTCCAAAAAGGATACATATAGTTTGGAAAATGTTTTACTAAAAATACATTATCATTTGCTAGGTCAATTTGTTCATAAATATATTCTGGATAATGTACGTCATTGTCTCGTGTCTTGATATTTAGAAATTCCAAAAGGTCGCGTTCCAATTGTATTAACTCGTGGATATTTTTGTCGATTATAAACTCAAATATAATTTTTTCGTCGATTGTCGTGGATATACTAAAATATCCGACGCATGGTTCATTCAAAAGTGTACGTTCTAATACAAACATATTACTTTGTAAAAAAGGCCATGGTTCATTGTTATATTGAAACATTTGAATTTGGTTTACATCGTGGCAACCGTTTAAAATACTTAGATATTCTTGTTGGTGGAGTTCGACCAATCCTTTTATCTTGAAAAACATTTTAATACGTGAAAGTAGTTCATCCATTAGCATTATATATATTGGCTTGTTTAAGTATGTTTGACAACAATGTTGCGCATAATAGGAGAAACAAACGCATCTATTTCTTTCAAGGCTAATTTGTATTCGTCAATCGTTATATCCTCTATATAACACAATTGTTCCGCACGTTCAAACTTTTCCATTAGTTTGTTATACGTTGGATAGTCGGGAACCAATTGGTCAATCGAATATTTGATTTGTGGGTCATATAAAGTAGATTTATGTTCCATGATATACGATTCATACTCTTGTTTAGCTTCTCTCCATAAGAACCATTGTTGGTCAGCATACTTGTCTTCTTCATATTGCAGTTTGTGTTGGGTCAAGTTCGCTAAGGAAAATGTCGACACCAATGTATCGTCCAAATATACAGAACATTGATCACTGTTCACCTTGAATTGTATAGTCCATAGGTCTTTATAAGGAATGTCAAACGTTCCAATATATATATTTTTAGAACATTGATAATATAAACCTTGATATACATCAAATGAATACATCGTATTTTTCTTTGTAGTAGGTTTCAACGTAGTTGTGTCATTTACAATGTAAAACATATCGTATAAATCAATACCTAGCATAAATACATATACATAATGACTTTATATGTATTCCAATAAAAATTGAAATGAGGTCTTATTATGGATTTTAGAAAAATGGAAAACGTCACGGAAAATGTAAATATTATGAGAATTGAATAATTCTATATCAAGGTCAAGGTAAATCTTATAAAAATGGAGATATGATATGAAACACGGACGAGGAAAATTTTATAATAGAAATGGAAATATTGAATCTCGAGGTCAATGGAAAATGGAGAGTTTCAATATTAACAAATGGTTCGCATCCAGCACGAAATGTCTCCATCAAAATTATTTTCATAAATATAAATTGCATATCTTTAATCTTGGAAACGTGCCAATAAGCTGAAAACCCATATTTTTGATAACATTTATAAATATAAATCCATCGCGCATTTCAATGTGTTCAAATTATGTGGAAATAAACGCTGACTATTATATTTATAAAAGTTACCAAAATAACCTATTATTTTATCTACCAATACATCTATATTTTCTACAAATAAGAAGTCGCATAATTCAACCCGTTTCAAATAATTGTATTCATTGATATGGAGACAAGCAAAATAATTCAAATATTCTTTCTTTGGATTGTTTACAAAACAATGTTCCAATTTTTTGTTTTCATCACTCTCTTTTATGGATTCGTATAATTTTGATTTGAACCACATCTTGAATGATTATTTAATTTTAAATTTAATTTTATTTTAATATTATATATGATGAAACAATTTTATGAATGGGCAAAATGGGAAAGTATTACGCATAATGTTTTATTTGTATTTATAATATACATATTATACTTGTTTCTTATGAATAATAAAGAAAGAACTTTAACGAATATTTTATTGTTTACAATTATACTTGGTATAACTACTATGATCCACCAAATTATAAATATACGCAATCATACAACAACAAATTATATTTTATAAAAATTGAATTTCATGAAAATAAATAAATAATGTAACTATGACACAATTCTACCAAAATAATATGCCTTACTACATTGGACAATGGGAAAATGATATGAAAAACGGAGAAGGTAAAATGTATAATCAAAATGGAAAACTTTATTATGACGGACAATGGAAAAATAATTTGCCTCACGGACAAGGTAAATATTATCGTGAAGATGGGACGCTTATATACAACGGACAATGGGAAAATAATATGTATCACGGACAAGGTAAATATTTTCGCGATGACGGAACCATTTACTACGAAGGACAATTTAAGAATGATGTATTTTGCGGACAAGGTAGAATATATTACAAAAATGGAACACTTAGTGGACTATGGGAAAATAATGTGTTTCAAGGATAAGCATATAATATAAAATATTTTGTAGTAGTTATTTTTTATTGGTTGAACAAAATATAGTTGTGCGTTTAAGATGACCAATATCGAACCTTATAAAAGGACAAGTCTATTTAGTTGATTTAAAAAAGAAACGTTGTGAAATTGAAGACAAAGATGGTATTTTATATAATTGTTTTATTCAAGAATCAAATAATCTATTATCAAAAAACGTATATTTTAAAATAGATGATAAACCAGACGATATTGAAAAACAAAATGTCACGATCAAAGAAAGAATCGATGATATCTTAAAATATGAAAAAGAAACAGAAACAAATATCGAAAATTAATATAGTTGGGATGGTTGTTGAATCAAGCAATGTTCTTTAAAATTGAATTAAAATTGAATTAAAAATAAATAATAAATAGAATATTATGGACAATCTTTACAAAGAATTCGAAACAATCTGGGGAAATTATGTCACTTTACCAGAAACCAATAGTTTAAATAAATTAAAAAATATCTATAGTCAACATAGTAAACTAGTTCATTCGATAATAGATTATTTTATAAAATTAATAAAAAAAAATATTCACAAACCTATTGATAACGTAATTGAAATTATTCAAGAACGTATCACTTTTTACGAGCTGGATGAAAATAGACAAATCATACTTCAATGTAAAGAGGTTATATTTAATTATTTTTTAGAAAACCATATATTTAACGAACTATATGATTCATTTAGACAAACTACGACGGATTGTAACACATCTTTTATACCTAGAATCAATCAAATTGAGGCATTTGAATTGATAGATAGTAAAATAGAAACAGGTATACATTGTCAAGCAACTGGATGCGGTAAATCCTATATCATATTATATTATATTCAATCTATACTAAAGAAATTTGGAAACAAAAGCAATATTATATTGTTTACAGAACGTATTGATATTTTACGAGATATGTTTGGGTTAGATAACGATATTGTACATAATAATAAAATACAACAATGGGAAAAAATGGGAATAGTAGACTTATCGAATACAAAGATTATAAATGCTGTCACCAAAAAAGATAGAAAATGGGTAAACGAATTTGTAGATACTCAATCGTGTTTACTATTGATTAATAGGTCGTATTTAACTACCAGTAACTACACACATTTGAAAAATATTCATTTGATTTTACACGACGAATGTCATAATACACCAAGTAAAAATTGTTATGATTTTCTCACTTATATGAAAAGAAAAGAAGTACCCATAGTAGGATTTAGTGCCACACCAATAAGGAGTGGATTAAATGAAATAGAAAAAAGTAAACATATATATAGTGTAGGCGGTGAAATTAATTTGCTAACCGATTTTAATATGGTGTATTCCATATCAGAAAAATTAATTTTACCACCGGAATTTTATTGGTATTATTACGAGAAAGACGTAGAAGATACTATAATGAAAGAATTGATACATATTTTACCGCAATTATTTTATAAGAAAATCATTATTTGGTGTCAAACCATTCAGAATACAAAATCTTGGATGGAAAAATTCCAAACATATGTTGAAACGTACGAAGAATTATACGGATTCGCTCTGTATATGGATACAAGCAAAAGTAATACAGATGATTATGAACATTTTTATAATTCAAAAGGTAATTCGATATTGTTTTGTGCCGTAAAACATCGCGAAGGTAGCGACATTCCTTTTTTGGACGCGTGTTTGTTTGCGGATAAAGTAAAAAATAGAGGCATCATCCCGTTTATACAATCGATTGGAAGAATATTAAGGATTGCTCCAAATAAAACAAAAGGAATTATTTTGGAAGG